ATGGGCCATCAGAGGCAGTCCTCGCATTCCTGCTGCTCTGCGGCGGCCTTCCTATCCCACATGCTAGTACCCTGTCACCGGGTCACGCCCCCGGTCCACTTGATGTTGAAGTTTTCGATGGAGGGAGAACTCCCCAGGAGTGAGCGGCCTTGAGAGCACGTCGTCTGCGTAGGCCATCGCGTCGATCAGGTCTCGGGTCTGTCCGGTAGGGTACTCGACCAGCTCTTGGATGGCGTAGCCAGTCGTGGGGCGGTTGTAGTACCAGAGGCCCTTGGCGTGGGGTCCCTGGAGAGACCGGATGCGGGTGTCTTTGTCACGACCCTTGGGCTTGAGCGGGATGAACTGGATCTGGAAGGTGGGGTGGCGGCTTCGGAGGATTTCAGACCAAAGGGGCGCGTAGATGGCTGAGAAGTTGACCTCCTCGATGGCGATGGTGTCGGTGGCCCAGCGTTGTCCGAGGACCACCAAGTGGTCGAGGACGGTGAGGGGGTCTTCGCGTAGGGGGATGGCATCGAGGACGAAGGTACGGCCCCAAGGGTCGCGGGCGAGGACGACAATGCCATTGCGCGCGCGAGGCTCAGCGTTGCGTTCGGTTTTCTTGGAGGGTGCAGGGTCGAAGAAGATGGCCTTGGTCATTCGAGAAAGGGGGATCCTGGGAGGCGGAGGGTCGTCGTCCCAAGCGAGGTCTGCGTGGACGGCCTTGGAGTCGTAGTGGTCGCGGTCGATGACGAACTCGGGCTCGTCGTGTTGGTCGTGAAGGACGGCGCCGTAGTGGATCCAGTCGTGGTCGAAGGAGGTCTCGCGGCCGACCCTGGGGATGCACTGATACTGGGCCGCGAAGATGAAGGGGTCGGATTCGTACATGGTCTTGGCGAGTTCGGTGGGGATGCGGGTGGGGAAGATGGATCGGCCAGCCACCACGTCAGGCTCGCCGGTTTCGGGGTTTTCGAGAAGGGCGCGTTGGTAGATGCGGTACTCGTTGGGCCACTTCTGGACCATGTGGCTGTATACGTCGTGGTAGCCCCAGCGTGTGCAGCAGATCAGTTGGCAGCCTCCTTCGGCAGGGCGTTCGAGCGGGCGGCAGTGGTCTACGAAGTGGATGGCGTCCTCCATGATGGCTGTAGATTGGGAGGCGGGCTCGCCGATGATGTCGTCGAGGACCACGTGGGTGAAGTGCTTGCCGGTGTGGGAGCCCCCGATCCCGAAGGGCTCGAAGGTCAGCTCGGAGATGTTGAGGGACTCGCGGCGCAGGAGGAGGCCGGTGTCGCCCCATTTCCAGGTGCGGGGGAGGCTGACACCTTGGTTGCGGTCCAGCTTGGAGAGGCCAGGGGGTAGGCGTTCAGGCCAGATGACCTGATACAACTCAGAGCGTTCGATGACCTGCTTGAGAGAGCCGATCCACGATTTCACCTTGGCTTCCGACTCGGAGAAGATGCCCACGGTGATCTCTGGGTCGAGGGTAGCGCGCCAAAGGCAGTTGGCTCTGGTGGCGAGGCTGGACTTGAAGGATTCGCGCGGGACAATGAGCATGAGGCGACGCCAGCTCTGTGACACTTTGTCGCCCTCAGCGACCGGGCGTTCGACCACCTCGCCGCCCTCCAGCTTTATCAGTCCCCAGGCTGAAAGGAACCGGCAGATGTCCAGGTGGAGGGGCGCGTAGAGGTCCCGGCAGCCGCAGACCCAATAGCTGAACAGGTAGAGGCCGAGTCCGCTGCGATCCTCGAAGATGGCGCGCAGCCGGGTGAGCTGGTTGGAGGCCAGCTCGTGGGCTCGTCCTTCATCGTGATCGAGGGCGTCGAGCCAGCCTAGGGCCTCCCGGTCGAGGCCGGCGGGGTCAGGCTGCGGGGTCGGGTCCAGGCTCACTGTCTGTCTCGCCGGCCGTCTCGTCGGAGGCCGGGTTGGTGGTGGGGTCGGGCGGCCCCACGAACGGGATGCCGGTTGAGAGGGTGGAACGGACCCGCGACTCCAAGGGGCGCATCCCTGCGAGGACAGGCTTCAAGGTCTCCACCATGTTGGCCATCTTGCCGATCGAGTCCACGAAGGATTCGGGGAGCTGGACGTTCACGGTGGCGCCTTCGTGGTCACGGCCATCGCTGGGCCTGGGGAGGGTGCGATCGACCCACCACTTGGCGGTGGAGAGGCGCGTGGGGATGTCCTTGGAATGGAGGCCGTCGTGTTCGAGGACCCGGATGGCCTCGTCGAGCTGCTCGATCATTCGGAAGCGGGAGACAACGAGGGCGCGGGTGAGCGAGCCGGCGGCCACAGCCTTGCGGTCCTGCATGTCTGGGTCGTGCAGGTCGAGGCCGCGGACGCGGTTCAACGGCAGGCGGAAGGCAGCGGCGATCTCGTGGTAGGAGACACCCACCGTCAGAAGGCGGGCGATGTGGTCGAGCTGGGTCTCGGAGAGGTGGATCCGGGAGGGCGCCTCGACGATCCGGCCGGAGACAGGGCTCATGGGATCCTCCTGGTGTCGAGCAGGGCGGCCGTTGGGTCAGGCTGCCGGACTGGGGCGCGGCACAGATGTGACCTGGATCACAGGACCGCCACCTGTGCCGCCTCCCCAGCCAGCCTCAGCCTTCACGGCAGCCTCAGCCTTCACAGCAGCCTTCGGGCAGGGGAGCCTCCCCGTGAGGGAACTCTACCACGGTCTGGTGTGGGGTTTCCACTACATCATTTCCCGACAACCTTCTTGTTGCGCGAAAAACTTTCTGCCCGTGAGTGTTGCGCGAAATCCCTTGTGGTGGGTGAGGGGTTGCGCGAAAAACACTGTCGTGTGCCCCGCGGGGACCCCTCGACCAGAGAACCCTTTTGTTCCGCGAAAAGGATTTCGCTCACGTTCGCCCCTGTGTGGAGGGTGGGGGCGGGTCGTTCCCGCGGGGACCTTCAGGCTGTGGCGAAATGGGACACCCCACGGGGACCCCCACGAGGACCCCCACGGGGTGTGGCGAAATGGGACACTGCAGCCTGAAATGGCGTAGGGAATACCCCACAGTTTGGCCCATACCGTAGGGAAATAGCCCCATAATTAACCCCCCCTGGCGCCCCCCCGGTGTCGGTCCTCTGACAGCAGAGCCCAGCCCACCGGGCCGACCCCCCTATAGGGGGTATATCAGTAAACAAGCCTAACCCCTCGCCACCAAAAGGGAAATACCCCCTAATAGGCAATAGGACGGGGGGGCCTCATGCGTATATGGACGAGCGTACGTCCCCGCGGGGACGAACATCTGCGAACGTCCGTAGGGTTTTCCACACACACACACACACACACACACACACACACACCTACTACCTACTAACAACCAAAAACCCTTATCAATCGCCAGGGTTTATTGACATACCGATAGACTCCGATATCGGAGGGTGGTTTTCCCCACACCCCCGCGTCCCCCCCCATGCTTTGTAGGTTTTTCACCCCGTAGGCTCCCCACCCCGTAGGTCCAACGCTACGTAGGCCTAATACCACGTAGGGTCAGACCCACGTAGGACCACCCACCCGTAGGCCCCTCACCACGTGGGGTTTTAACCACCGTGGGTCAAACAACACGGGGGGTTTCACACCCGTGGTGCTTTGCACCCGTAGGGCTCCACACCCGTGGGGTTTTCCCCCCACCCGTAGGGTTTCCCCCACAAGCGTCAACGCTCGTCAACCCCCTGGGGGGCGCTGTGGCACCCTGCCACAGGAGTGGGGCGGAATGGTGCCCCATAGGGTGGGAAAGCCCCGTTCTAGCGCGCCGTGGGGGCCTCTGGAGTGGCATGGCGATTGCAGTAGAAACCAAATGGCGCGATTGGGCTCGCGAGGCAGCTTCGGAGGGCGACCGCCGCTGGTGGTCGCGCTGCTGCGGTTTTGTCCGCTCGGCCGAGCGAATCTACAGGGAGATCCGGCTCACGGAGCCCTGCCGGTGTGACATTTGCAGTGAGCCCGAGAGGAGGTAAGGACCATGACCTATCGCACCTACAACCCACACGACTGTACCAGTTCCGGCTACGAGGCACGCTCCACGTCGCACGGCCGCATCATCGTCACCTACCGCACACGGTGGCGGTGGGAATTGACCGGGCGCTCCTGGAGCCTGCCGAGGGATGCTACGCGGCGCGGGCTCCGGTATACGGCAGTTGAACTCGCGGAAGCAATCTGCAAGGTAGATGAGTGTCTGGAGGAAGGGCGGAGTCCCGGCCGATTGCTCCGCAGGGGAATCGTCGTCCGGTGAGGATCGCCATATCCCCGATCCCCGCGAGCCTGACGGCGCGGGGATGCGGGATCGGGTAAGGAGTAAAAAACATGACGAGGAACGCGAAGGAGAACGACTATTGCCCGGTGATTGCCGCCTTCATCTGCTCCTGGAACGATTCGCTCCCCGATCAGGATCGCACTCGGCTACTCACACCGCTGCTGCCGCGGCTAGTCGGCACGCGTTCTACGCCCGAAATCGAGCAACGCCGCAGCTACCTGGCGCTCGACTGGCTGGTGCGCACGTATACGTCGGCGTGGCTCGACCTCGTGGAAGCGTGCAAGGCGGATGCCGCAGCCCTGCGCGCGCTGGCACCCGTGCTCGACGAGGCGGCGGCAAAGAGTGCGCTCTCGACGATCCGGCATGCGCGAGACGCCACGTGCGACGCGATGTACGCCGCGTGGGCCGCGGAAGACCCCTGGGACTGGGACGAGAGGGCTGCGAAAGACGCCACGTGGGCTGCGGCGGACGCCGCGATGTACGCCGCACAGGCCGCGTGGGCTGCTGGGGAGGCCGCGTGGGACGCGGGGGACGCCGCAAGGGTCGCCCGGGCCGCCGGGGCCGCTAGGGCCGTTGGGGCCGCCTGGGCCGCCAGGGCCAGGCTGCGTCCGGTCGTCATAGACCTCCAGGCGAGCGCACTCCGGCTCATCGACTCCATGCTCGCAGAGCACGCGGCGTAGCCCAACGGAAGCGCCCGAAAGGAAAAACAATGTCAAATTGGAAAACAATCGAAACCATCCTACGTGCCATGCCGCTCCCTCACTTTTCTACGCTGCTGCTGTATGGCCCGCCGGCTAGCGGGAAGACGTGGGCAGCCGAAACGATGGGGCAAGACGGCCCCGTCTTTTCGGTCACCGCGACCCCGGACACGCCGGCCGCCGAACTGAGGGGATTCTACGCTCCCTCGGCGGAGGGAATCCGCTGGCATGACGGGGTGGCAACCCTCGCAATGCGCGCGGGCCGCCGGCTCTGCCTCCATGAGGTAGACCTATTCGGAGCCGACTGTCTCGGGTTGCTCTACATGGTCCTTGACTCGCCCCAATCCTGCTCGCTCACGCTGCCGACGGGTGAGACGCTACGGCCGGCTCCTGGATTCCACGTAGTCTGCACGTCAAATGTCGCGAGCCCCGACGAACTGCCCGACGCAATCCGCTCCCGACTCCCTGTGGCGCTCCACGTCGGAACGCCGCACGAGTCGGCTTTCGTGGGGCTCCCGAAGGACCTCCAACTGCCCGCACGTACGACCGCGAGTCTCGCCGATCCGGCCCGCCGGATCGACTTGCGGTCGTGGCTTGCCTTCGCAGCCCTGCGACCGCTTCTCGGCTTGGACGCTGCGAGCGTGGCGGTTCTGGGCCCGCGTGCCGAGGGGATACGAGACGCTCTTACCCTGGGGAGCGCAGCCTCGGACGCCGAGGAGTCGAACAATGAGTGACAAGGGCGAAGGGCTGTTCTACTACCCCTATCCAGAACTACTAGCGGTGATGCGCCGCCGGTTCAATCGGGGGCGCAAACCCAACTGGGTAACAAAGAAATGGGAAGTCTCACGGACACCCCACCCTCGAATGTCGTTTCAGGATCGCGTGCTCGAATACGCGTGCCCTTGGACGGCGCGACACGAGGAAGCCCATCTCGCGTTCTCTCGCGAGAGGCCCGCGCGGTCCGGCAGTCCCTTTGAGCGGGCCTGCCTGAACGCAAGCGAAGACGCACGAGTCAATACGCTTGCCGCGCGGGCTGGGGTTAGCACGTTTGGAGGGCCATTCGTCGCAACTGCACTGATGCAAGTCGCGAAAATGCCCGACCCGAGACTCCGGTATCTAGGGGCTCTGTCGGTCACAGGGTCTCTCTACGGGGACGGTCAGACTCTCACTGCGGAAGCTATAGCTGAGGCATTGAACCTCCCTCCCGATGCTATGCCGATGCTAGCTTCCCATGCTGCGCGGATTCGAGCAGCTGCGGCCGACCCGCAAGTAGCCGAAGCAGTAGGCCGGGAACTGTACCGCCTGTTCGGCGAGGCTGGCGAGCCTGAACCCGAGTCCAAGCCGAAGCCCGAGTCCGAGTCCGAGTCCGAGTCCAAGCTTGAGCCTAAGCCTGAGCCCTCCGACAAGAGTAAGGATGACGAGGGCGAGGGGAAGGCTAAGGGAGAATCGAAGCCCTCAAGCCCCAGCCCGCTCCTGAAGGCTTCAATCACTTGGTACCAGGAAGCAAAGGGAAAGCGGGGCCCTGTTGATGATACGGAGATTGGAGTACTCGCCGATACGGAAATTGGAGTACTCGCGCGACCGCCTCGGGTAGTGTGGGGCAAGATGCAATTGCACACGCTGCCGTTGACCCGCCTCACGACCCAGCCTGGAATGCGCTCCGTGACATACCGTGACTCGGGGGACCGTATTGACCCTGGGCGCCTCGCGCTCCCGAACCGGTTTCGCACCGTGACGAGCGGGCGGACGGGACGGTGGCGTGGAGGGTCGATTCTCATTGACACGTCTGGGTCAATGAACATGAAAACAGATGTACTACTGCAAGCTATCGCAGGCATGCCTGCGAGCACCGTAGTGGCGATGTATTCCGCGCGAAGGGGGGGGACCGGCACCGTAACAGTCCTAGCCCGCGGTGGGCGGATCGCCCATCATGAAGTCATTAGGCGGGCGCGGGCCTATGCAGGGCCCGAAAACGTAATTGATGGCCCTGCCCTAGAGTGGCTCGGGCACCAACCCGGGCCGCGATGGTGGGTCAGCGACGGGAAAGCAACGGGGGTGCCAGCCGAGCGCCCCGAGAGCGGGGAATCCGCTCTCCAAGTCAAAGAGGCCGCCGCCATCGCAGCCTACCACCGGATTCGCCGAGTCGAGACGCTTGAAGACTTCGCCGCCCTCATGCGGCGCCGCTGACCCATCGGAGCCAGCCCTTCCTGGGGAAATACCCTTTGGAGGGGCTGGCTCCCTTTTTTTGCCCTCAAAACGACGTAGGGGAACCTCTACGCTCCCGCCCGCCGCATTCCTGGGGCACCCTGGGGCTTGACTCCCCAACCCTGGGGCTATATGTTACGCACTGTGACCGATTACCCCACCAGGGAAGCCCCCTTAGCCCCTCGTGGGCGCCGGCGGCAGCCCTACGCTGAGCCGAGAGCCTTCGGCCCCACGAATCTTCCGATTTCGTGAGCCGATCGGAGAAATTATCTTCCGATTTCAGGCACCCTCAAACAACGGCACCCTCAAACAAAAGGAAAACCCCCGTATGACCCCCGACATAACCATCCAGAACCACGGATCGATCTTCCTGTTTGTCACCCACACCGAAACCGCCTCCCAATGGATCGCCGACCATCTCCCCGAGGATCGTATCGAATACGCCGGCGGCGTGGCGGTCGAGCATCGCTACGCTCGCGACTTGGCCGCCGGAATGCTCGCCGACGGCCTCAAGGTGGAGTGACCCATGCTCGCCTCAAACGTCACGCGCGAAACCCTCGTCAAAGCGGCCAGCGAAGTTGGAGTGACCCTAGACCTCGACCGCCGAAATCACGCTGGCACCCGCTGGCGTCTCCGCCTGCTTCCACAAGTGCACCCTTGGAATCTCACCAAAGGGGGCCGCCGGCGGCCCGGGCCCCACGGAGACGCGAAATACCAGCGCGAATCCGTTGGCTACAGCACGGCAGGCCGCCGGGTCCATGCGGTCTGTTGGCACGGCCACCGCGATTTCTTCCGAGCCGTCTACGATCGGGAGCCCGAGGCCATCTTCCGAACTGTACTCACCACCTACAAAGGCTGGGCTGATTTCGAGTCGCACTACTCTGCGACCGGCTCCCGAAATATCGGCCCTCCCATCGCGCCGGTTCCAGTCTCAGAAGCCTGCCGGTGCCAGAGCAGCTAGTCATTCAACAGGAGAATCTTCCGTGTCAGAAGCGACCTTCCGAAAAATACGCCAATACATCGACCCTCCTGCGCAGTGTGACCTTTGTGACTTTCCCATCAGCCATGTCTTCGTTGACGGCCGTGTAGAGGGGGGCTCAAGTTGGGCCAATATGTGCCTCCCTTGTTGGCACCGCCGGGGGACCGGGCTAGGCACGGGGTCCGGCCAAGTGTATGCTGCCCTGCCGACTTCCGAACTACAGGAACATCCCAGACTACGGGAACTCCTGAAGGCTGAACCCCGGCGGCGTTTCTACAAGATTGCAGGGTGAACAGACCTACGATTCACGAAATAGCCCGGCGCCTCGCCGAGCCCATTCCCCAGCGCCGCCGGCCTGCCCCTAGGCCACGCAAATCCTGGCGCAGCCTCAAAGCTGGCGTGAACCTTCGGGCCCTTCCCTCATGCGAGGACGCGCCTGCCGGCACCATCTACGAGGTCCTAAGCTGTGACACGGATGGCGCCTGGCTGCGGCGCGCTGACTGGCCTTCCCAACCTGTGGTGATTCAGCTACGCCTCACCAGGCCCGACTGGGAACAGGAATGGGCCCGAGTTCGCCCACCGAGGCGACAGGCCGCTCGGCAGGCGAATCTTCCGATTTCGGGATCTTCCGATTCTAGGACGGCTTCCGATCCTCGGACGGCAGGATGATCTTCCGATTTCCAGGGGGGCCCTCCCATTGGTACCCATTGACATCTTCCGATCTCGCCCTGTAGAATGAGCCCAGCATGACCTCGCCGGCTCCCTCCTTCGTTCCCAAGCCCAGCCCCGACTCGACCGCTACCCGCTTCGGTCACCACTATGTTTCCGATTGGGTGGCCTGCCGGAGAAAGTGGTTCTACCGGTACGTCTTCCCTACGGCCAGCGGACAGCTCATCGGCATCGTCCATCCCTACACCAACCCCGCTCCCATGCTCGGGCAAACCGTTCACGAGGGCCTTGCCGCGTGGTATCTCTCGGGGTGGCGCAGCGGCGCCGACACCGGAGAGTACGATCTCGGCCGCGCCCTGCTCGCTGCCGAAGCCGCCGCCACCAAAAGCCAACCCTCCTACCAGGATCCCGAACGCTGGACCCAGGACTGGGCCCAAGCCCGCGAACTGCTCACCCAATATCACGAGACCTTCGGACCCCAGGGCCTCGCCCCAGACTGGCCGCGCATCAAAGTCATCGGCGACGCCTCTGGCGCCCCCCTGGTCGAGCGCGCCTGGGAGGTTCCCATCATCACCTCTGAGGGTGGCCGCTACGTCTACACTTGTCGCACCGACCTCATTGTGGAAGACGTTGGCTACCTCCAAGTGATGGAGCACAAAACCTCCGTAGCCTCGTGGGTTGCACGGCGCACCGCCTCGGCCCAAATGGACTCCCAATTCACCGGCGAGCTGGCCGCCCTCCACCACCATTTCCCCGACCTGCCCTGCTGGGGCGTCAAACTCAACGTGCTGGTCAAAGGACGCTCCAAGACCTCAGGCAAGTTCAACGCAGCCGAACGTGAGACCATCACCCGAACCCCTGAGGACGTGGCCTCCTATCTCGATGAGGCCGCCGGCCTGTTGGGCGAGATCGACCGCGCCACAGCCTGCTTCGCTGACCGGCTCAAGGCCGGCGATCCCTGGCAAGTGGCAGCCCAGCGCGCTGGCTTCTGGGAAACTGGCAGGCGCACCGATCACTGCCACTCTTTCAATTCACGCTGCGCCTACTACGACCTGTGCCGCATGAAGGGTCACGAGGACAATTTCCTACCTGACTTCCGACCCCGGGTCCCAGAGCCCGTGGGGGTCGCAGAGGACGCCGAACTATGACCATCATCTTTCGACGCTGGTTCAAGGAGGATGACCTTGACCCCAAGCCCGCCCCTGATGTAACATCCGACCTCGCAACCAACCCCACTACCTCCATAGGAGACACCATGCCCGAGTCCCAGCCCTCCATGTTCGCAGACGACGGCTTCAAGGCTGCATCCACAGACGAGAGCCCCGCCTCCAAGACCCACGCTCGCCGTCGGGCCGCCTTCCAACACCAAGTCGCTCGCCGGATCAACCGGGTCCTCGACGAGATGACCACCCTCCAGACCCTCGCTGATCGCTACCGCGGCATCTACGAGCCGAGCGACGCCTCGGCCATCACTCAAGCCCTGAGCGAAGCCCTCGTGCGGCTGGAGAATGCTCTGGAGTCGCAGCCGACCTCCGGGCCGGCTTTCGGGTTCAAGGAGTAGGCACGGGAGTGGTTTTCGACGATCCCGTCCTCGACGAGAAATAGCTACGACTCCCATGGAGACCTAATGACCCTCCGCACCATCGACTCCCGCAACATCAAAGAGGCCCGCCTCTCGGTGGCCTACAGCGGACCCGAAAAATCCGGCAAGACCCACAACGCCTTCTCGTGGCCGGAACCAATCGTCTCCCTGTACCCAGACCCCAACACCGAAACCGTCCGAGGATTCATCCTGGAAGGACGCAAGATCCAACTCTACGTCCCCTCCAACTTTCAGGAGATCGAAAACGAGTTCCTGCCGATGGTGGTCAACCGCAAGTTCGACGCCAACACCATCGTCATCGACTCCTACTCGTTCGTGGATGTGCTGCTCAACAGCGACTACTGCGGCGCCAGTGGTGACCGGAAAATCACCATCGCCGAGTGGGGCGCCATCCGATCGCGCCACATGAAGCTGGTGAACCAGCTCCTCACCGCCACGAAGCCCATCCCAGGCAAGCCGGCCTACCATCTCGTGGTCACGGCTCACCTGAGCGATGTGCTGGACGACAAGGGCGCCGTCGTCGCTACTCGCCCTGCCATCCAGGGGGGCTTCAAGGACATCTTCGGTCGGTGCTTCGGCTCCCTGTTCTACTGCGAAGCCAAGACGGTGCGCCCGGTCACCGGAACCACCCTCGGGCCTCCCGAGGTCCAGTACCGCGTCCACACCGTACCGCCGAACGAGCGAATCGCCTGTGGTGATGGGGTAGGGGGCAAGGGTGGCTACAAGCGGCTGCCCCCTGTCCTCGAAGGAACCTACCCCTCCCTGTGCAAAGCCTGGGGGAAGGATCCGACCGCAGCGACCCCGCTCGTCCCCGCGTCCTCCGACATCGACAGCCTTCTCCCTGACCCGGCAACCGCCACAGTGAAAGCCTGACCCAACCACCAACCAGGAGACCCAGACCCAATGTCCCTCTACGACTACGATCCCGAATCCGAGAAGCGGCCCTACCTGCCGGTCGCCGGTCGCTACGGCACCGGCCAGCCCAATGGGGGCGACGTGAAGTGGACCGATTTCATCCCGTCGTGCCGCGAGGCAGCCGTCAAGTCCGAGACCCCAGACTTCGAGGCAGGCCCCGGCTACGACCGCAAGTGCGAACGCGACGACTACGCTCGCTTTCAGTTCCAGGTCCAGCACCCGGTCCACGGCCTCGTCAACATCTTCGACTGGCAACCCCTGAGGGCTCACTCGGGCTCCAAGCTGTTGCCCATCCTGCGGGCCCTCAAGGTCCCCATGGAGGACACGACGGGCCCCGATGGCAAGCCCCGACAGCGCCTCCACTTCGAGACGGTCGAGAAGATACTCGCCAACGGTGGCGTTCCGTGCGTCGTCGAGATCGGCGAGCCCAGCCAGTCCAAGAAGGACAAGACCGTCCACTACACGGGCAATCTGATCGCCGTGTTCGGCCTGGACTAGGGGTCGCTGGTGCAGCCCCACATCTGCACCCCTGAGCAGTTCTTGGAGTGGACGGGTCGCAAAATGCACCCGTCCCTCCAAGGACTCCGGCTCACGGGTTCTCGCATCCTGGTGGCCCGCTTCGAGGCCCCGGAGACCTGGACCAGCGACCCCGACTCCAACAGCCCGGGCATCATCATCCCCGATACGGTGCGGTCCCTGGAACCGCCGGGTGCGGGGGTCATCGTAGGAGTCGGCCCCACCTGCGGGAAGATCCTGGCCCCGTACCCCGGGGCTCTCGAAGTGAACAACCCAGAGGACGTCCTCGGGCTCCAGGTCTACTTCAAGATGCACACTGGGGTCAGCTTCCGACTGGACATCCGAGACAGGGAGTTCCAGTCTGAGATGCTCATTCTCACCGACCGGGACATCCAGGCGTGGATTCCGCGAGGGCCAGCCCCCTTCAGGATGGGACCGGGGTAACCATGGCAGACATGATCGACGACGGGTCCTGGGAGAGCCGGGTTCTCCGATTCATCATGGAGTCTGGAGACGCAGGAATGACCTGCGACGAAGTGGAGAAGGCGACCGGCGGCGTCCACCAGACTGTCTCCGCGCGCATCCACTCTCTTCGAGGGAAGAACCTGATCGTGGCTTCAGGCAGGACCAGACTCAGCCGAAACTTCAAAGAGCAAAAGGTATGGGTCGGCAGGAGAGTCGCGGCCTCTCCTCAAGGGCCTCAGGGGCCTCAGGGGCCTCAGGTGGTGGTAGACGCTACTGGCGGACCCAAACACGACCTGTGAAGGGCCCTGTGAAACCCCTCCCCGAAACCTGCCGCGGCTGCCCTGCCTACGGATGGGGCGAAGGCTTCGTAGAGCCTGAAGGCCCCACCGACGCCACCTTCCTTTTCATCGGCCAAGGTCCAGGCAAGCAAGAAGCCATGTTCTCCCGGCCGTTCTTTCCCATGGCGCCGGCCGGCCAGCGCCTCGGGTACTGGCTCCATCGCTCCGGTCTAGGGCGGCACGAGGTCCTCATCGGAAACACGGTCCAGTGTTGGCTTCCAGCCCGGAAGGTCCGGTCTCTGGAGGCAGGTGGGCTCCCGGGAGCCGGACCAGGAGCAGCTTCCCAGGGCAATCAAGCGACATTCCCGACCCAGAGGGAGGCTGCTGGAAACCGGGAGCCCACCATCGCTGAGCAGCAGGCGTGTTGGGATCGCTACGTGGGGCCTTGGCTACGTCGTTTGCTGGAAGAGAACCCACGCCGCCACCTCATCGCCCTTGGCCAGTCGGCCTTCAAGTTCCTTTCCAACATGGACCCGAGAGCGTTTGAGCGGAACCTCGGGGTCACCCTCCAGGTAGAGTTGCCGCCGTCACCACTCGCGGTCGGTGACCTGCCTCCTGACCCCGAGGTTCCCGCCCCTCTCACCCAGGCCCCTCTCGCCCAGGAGACCCCTTGATGCCGACTCCCGAAGAGAACCTCGAACAACTCCGCCGTGAAAAGAAACGCCGGGCCCGCACCATTCAAGCGGTGGCCGGCCTCGTAGGGGCTCTGGCCATTGGAACCTGCGGCTACCAGCAGCGCCGAGCCACTTGCATTGACCAGGCTGCCGCCGAGTTGGGGTTGTGGGACAGCCGCGACCTGAATGGGCTCAACTGGGATGCCCTCGATCAGCTCATGGAATCCAAGATCCAAGACTGCATCTTTGGAGGTCTCTCCAATGACCGCTCCGACTGACCCCTGGGCCGAGTTCGACCTGCGACTCGCCGAGTTGCGCCGAGACGTAACAGACCTCACCAAAGCCATCGAGGTCCTCGCTCGCCGTGTCGATGGGATTCGCCCGCAGATGTGGAATTGCCCTCACTGTGGACGACGGGTTTCCCAGAACGCCGAGTCCTGCGGGATTTGCGGCCAGCCCATTGACAGCCCTCTCCCCAGTTATTAACTTCACCCAGTACCAATCCCAATCCCAATCAGTAACACAAGAAAGGACCAATCCTCCATGCCTCACAAGCCCCGCTCCAAGAGATCCCGCCACACTCCCCCGCCGCGATCCCGAACCGACTGGCCCACCACTTTGAGCCAGGTCAGGAACGGCTGGCGAATCGTCCGCCGGGGCTACCGGAACGTGAGGCGCATGACCTACTACCTGCGCGGGCGCTACCCGAAGTTCGAGTTCTCCGCGAGCACCAAAGGCGGCCGGGTGTGGGCGCGCCGTCGCGCCCGCCGCCGTCGCTAGAGGAGGCTGAGCCATGGAATGGGGAAAGCAGGATGAACTTTCTTTCATTCGGCGTCTCGGATCCCACGCCCTCATGGCCTATTGCGCCTCGGGGCTCTCGGCTCACGATTGGCGCCTGAAGTGCCTGCGAGGCTACCTCCAGGCCATCGAGGAGAATCCGCCTCGCCGGTGGGGACTGAAACTCGACACGACCAAACTCCGGGGCGTCGTCTCTCATGAGCTGAGCCATGCCCTCCTCAAGTAATGTCATCCCCCTCGCGCCGTCCAGCCGCTTCGGTTGCCTCCTCTATCGAGGCTGGGAGATCGACTGGGATGATGGCGCAGGGCAATGGCCTTCTGGGATTTGGCTGTTCTGGCCTGAAGGCAGGCCGCCAGACGGTGATGCTTGCCGGTGGGCCGAGTCCCTGGAGGAGGCGAAGCAGGAAATCGACATGGAGGTCGGGTTGTGACCGGCAGTATGATGAACCCGAGCCGTCAACGGCGCGCCGGGAAGGAGGTGAGTCCGTGAAGTGGAGGATCCACTGGCTTGGCAAGTCCAAGGATGGCTACATGGTCATCTCGTGGCAGACCGCGGAGACCAAGCGGGAGGCTGTGCAGCTGCTGGAGTCGCAGGTCGAGTCCAAGACCGCGATCACGCGAATCGGTCACACATACATCGCGAAGATGCGAGACACGGGGTAGCAATGAAACTCTCCGACGCACTCCGCAAGGGGATGGAGATGCATCCGGTTGGCTGTCGAAAGGCGTATTACGTGACTGATGCAGAAGGCGTCATCACGAAGACCTGCGCGCTGTTCGCGATCTACGAGGGCATGTTCGGGAAGCTTACAAGCGAGGCGGAGTTGTTGAACGATTATTCTGTCCTCTTCTGTTTTACTCCCGTCTGTCGCGTGCAGTGCTGCACGCGACAGCACGAAATCGCAGGGTACATCCTCCACGCGACCGACGTGCACGGCCGCACGCGGGAGGAAATCCTAGCGTGGCTCGAAAGGGAAGGGCTGTGACCACGCGACTGCTCGCCTACCACGGAGACCCCGCCATCAAGGCCAAATACCTGGCCCGCGCCCGCGCGCACCGCGAGGCCGACGAGCTGCTGCGGCTGCTGCGCGAGGCGCCGGTCGTATGATGCAGAGACACAGACTGAGGCGGGGGCGGCTGAATCGTTCCACCTGGGAACAGGAGGACGGCAACATATTCTGCCACCACGGCCTCAATGAGTGGTTCGTGGTCCCGCGAGCAGCTAGCGTTGTGGATGTGGTTATCATCACTAGCCCAACGACCGACGAAGATCGCCTCTGGATCAACGACTCCAGGTTTACCTACCAGTGCGTGCGGACGCACATCGGATTCTGGCTGGCGTACGTAGAAGACTACGCGCGTGTTCGTCAAGTGGAACCCGGAAGAACGTTTCAAGCGATCAGGATGCCGCTCGTCGGATCAGACGTGACGCACTGCTGGCTGGCTCTGGAGATCATTGAGTGAGCCTCAAGGACGCGCACGACCCCGCCCTGCACTCGCTAGGAATCGTAGGACACGAGGCCGCGAAGTTTGATACCAAGAAAGAGGTAGCAGTCCGCAACTTCATCGACCACTACATCGAGCGCACCAATCCAAAGGTGATTGTCTCAGGGCATTGCCACCTAGGTGGTGTCGATATCTGGGCAGAGGAGGCCGCAGCATACCATGGGCTCCCTACGATGATCTTCGCTCCGAAGGTCCGGCAGTGGTCGGCTAAGGGTGGCTTCCGGGACCGCAACTTGGAGATCGCGCGCCATTCGGACTTAGTGCTTGTGATCGTCGTACGCAAGCTACGAGGCAGCTACGATGGGATGCCGTTCCCTACGTGCTACCACTGCTCCCGGCATCGAAACAACTGTGAGGACGCGGGCCATGTGAAGAGCGGAGCCTGCTGGACCGCCTGGGAAGCGGTGCGGCTGGGGAAACGCGCTGAGTGGTTCGTGGTATGAGACGCCTTATCGACCCCGCCTTGCACGCCCTGGCCGCCGCGCTGGCCGTGGCACCCGTCGCTCTGTGGCCGCGGTGGTGGGTGGCGGGGCTGGTGTGGATGGTGGCTGGTTATCTGCGCGAAATTGAGCAGCACCGATGGCAAATCCATGATGCTGCTCTCTACAAGATGCCCCACAAGATGCCCGGTTGGCTCGACCGCCGCGTGCTCGCCCGCCTACGGACGCACTGGCGCAACGACGTGGCCGAGGCCGCCGGCTGGGGGGTCGGGGCCGCGGTCGCGGTGGAGGTAGTACGGCTGTGGAGCTGATCCGCGAGGCGTGTATCAGCGAGTGCGGCAAGTACCGTTACTGGCTGAGCAGGCGATGGGGCGATGACGGGGGCTCCGTGCTCTGGATCATGCTCAATCCGAGTACCGCAGACGCGACGCGAGACGACCCGACGATCCGGCGCTGCACGTCCTTCGCTCGTCGGTGGGGCTACGACGGCATTCATGTGGTGAACCTGTTTGCGTGGAGGGAAACCCGACCACAGCTCTTGGGGTTGGCCGCGGATCCCGTTGGGCCAATGACCGACGAACACATCAAGCGACTGTCGCAGCTCTCCTCAGTGATCGTGGCTGCATGGGGCGCACATGGAGAGAGGTATAACTGGCGCGTACAAGAGGTGCTTCGGTTGTTGGAAGGACGAGAGATCCGCTGCCTAGGCACGACGCGAGCCGGGCATCCAAAGCACCCACTCTACTCACCGGCCGCCATGCATGTGCCGTGGCCATAGCGGTGGAGGTAACGAAATGGATCACCCTCTAGTCATCTATCATGGCAACTGTTACGACGGGTTCACCGCTGCATGGGTAGCGCGCCAGGATTACGAGCACTTCGATCTGCACGCTGCAAAGTACGGCGAGCAGCCCCCTGACGTGCGTGGGCGCACGGTTTATGTGCTCGACTTCTCCTACCCACGAGAGACGCTGCTCCGCATGAAATCCGAGGCGAAGTGGCTGCGCGTTCTCGACCACCACAAGACGGCCGCCGCAGACCTCGATGGCCTCGACTTCTGCGAGTTCGACATGGAGCGGAGTGGGTGCCGGATGGCGTGGGACCACTTCTTTGGACCCGAAAAGGAGGCTCCGCCCCAGCTTCTCCTTTGGATTGAGGACCGCGACCTCTGGCGTTTCCGCTACGGCGACGACACGAAGATGGCTCACGCCTACATCGCCTCACTCCCGATGACGATGGCGGAATGGGATCGCGCCTTCGCGATGGAGCCGGCGCAGATCGTCGAGTCTGGCAAGGCGATCCGGCGCTACATCGACACCTACTGCGAGAAGGCAGCGCAAGAGACCCGCATCGTCCACTGGGCGAACGAGCGGGCGGCAATCGTTAACGTTCCTTATCAAAACGCCTCGGAGATGGCTGGCGTCGTGCTAGAGAAGAACCCCGATTGCAATTTCTCGGTCGGATGGTTCCAGCGCGCAGACGGGCGCGTGCAGTTCTCACTGCGCTCGCGCAGCGACTTCGACGTTTCTGTGGTCGCGAAGCAGTACGGCGGCGGAGGCCACGCTGGCGCGGCAGGCTTCGATCTCCCGTTAGACGAAGCCTTGAACCTGATTCGATAGAAGGTGGTTGAAATGGCTGTAGAGATCGAGAGTCACGAGTCGCGCATGGGCTGTGTCTGGTGCGGCTCTGACATAGGCTGCGACTGCGAGGAGCGGCGGTCCTGCGACCACGCCGGAAACGACGGACACCAGCAGTGCGGCACGCGCCCCTGCGGCTGCCCCCGCTGGTGGCCGCAGGACCGAGTGGTGCCCGCAGAGCGCCCGCGCGCAGGAGGGACCGCGCCGTGAGTGACCAGACCGCAACGCCGCAGCCGCAGCCGTGCCCGAGGTGCTCGACGCCCCTTGACATACACGGCACCCGCGGCGGTGTGACCATCTACCACCAATACGGCGTGTGCCCTTGGGAGCAAGGCATTCCCGTCGGCCCCTACGTCTATGGGTACGGGCCTCGCCGCATTCCGCACTGCTGTCCAGCGTGCAACGGCTGGGGGAAGCGCGACGAGGTGCTGCCCGCCTCCGACACAGTGGCCTCGCGGCCAGTCACCTGCCTCGCCTGCTTCGGCACGGGGATCGTGTGGGGGCCGGCATGACGGCAGTGAAGCTGAGGACTGACGCCGAGAGGCTGGACTGGCTCTCGAAGCCGTGCGGTGGCAAAGGTCGCCTTCTCTGGGGGTTTCCCGGCGGCTACCAGGTCATCCTGACCGGGAATGATGGGCAGACACTCCGCGCCGCCATCGACGCCGCGATGGATCAGGAGGACGCAAGTGAGCGAGAGGAGACCTCGCCGTGAATGAAACCAACACCGCCACCGGATACTTTGCCCTGGTCCGCGATCCCACGGCAGATGAGATGTTGGATTGGTTGGACGAGCATCCGTTCAGTTTCGAAATGAAACTGGAGTGGAACATGTTCAAAACGATAGTCACACCTTCTAGTGGTATGACGAGAGTAGCCATCATCGCTGCGATGCGCTTGAGCGGATGGCGGCCGGGAGGAAAGCGATGACTGACGGTCGCTGGTTTTTTGCGTTTCTCCTGGCTGTCGCGGCCCTCCTATTGTCGCAGGGGACAATCTATTTCCAGCGTGGCACGATCGAGGATCTGAGGCGCGCCTACGATTTTCAGCGCGCAACGATCGAAACCCTGAGGAGCGCCTTGAATGACTGACCGCGACCCCACGGACACCGAGGTGCTCGACTGGTTGGACTGCCAGCCCCCGCCCGTGGTCATCAAGATTGCCAGACAATTCCGAGACGATGACCAGCACGAGGACGCCAACTTCCGAGCCGCCGCAATCGCCGCGATGCGCGCGAGCGGGTGGCGGCCGGGAGGGGGCACGGCTGACTACGACCGCTGGCTGGAGGAGGCGGCACGCATCTGCAATCACCCTGGTCCTTCCCATAAGCCGTGGCTAGCCGATGTGCGTCCCATCGCCGACGCCCTCGCGCGGGCCTACAGGGAAGGGCAGGCGAGCCGACACAACGCTGAGGTGTGCATGGACACGATGGACGAGGTGGAAGGTGATGAGCGACCGTGACAACTGGCTGGAGGAAGCGCGGCGCCTGATAGCGCCGTACGCGACTGGCTGGAGGGAGAAGATCGCCGACGCCCTCAAAGAAGCCTACGAGGAGGGGGTCGCACGTGGGATCGACTGCGGTTCCGCTGAATCGAGCTGTACGCCACGCTGTCACAGGCATGGAGTCGTCGAAGCGATGGAGCGCGTCGCCAAGCTATACGAGCGCGGCCTCCACGCCGAGCGTCAGCGGATCGCGGACCTGATTGGGCTCTGCGAGACTGCGTGGGGTGTGATCGCAAACGCCAGCGGAGGAGACTGGAAACGCGAAAGCCGGGTGTGGAGAGGCGCCGCCGAGTTGTGGCGCGACCGTTATCACAGGATCCTAGCCGCGGGCGCCGCGGCGCTGGAGGAGAAGTGACGGAGGAAACCTGGGTCGACGGGGTGCTGCGTCGTGCGATCGACAAGTGGCTCAGGGCCGACGTGCCGGAGGGTCGGCTGTCTCGACCCTCCGAGGGCACGCCCCAGGGCGGGGTCATCTCCCCGTCGCAAAGTGGAAGCGCTGCGCTCCAGGCTGAGAATACCGTACTGCGCCGCACTCTCGACGAGCTGGTCCGGGCAGCGAGAGACTACAAACGTGCAGTGCATCATCCGGACACAATTGTGAACAGAATGGCAGAGCGTGCCCTCGAAGCCGCTCTCGCCAAGGTGGAGGACCGCGATGCCTGAATCATGCTACCAGAATGGCTGCGGCAATCCCGTCGCCTACCGATTCACATGGCCCGGGAGGGACTCGTCCGCGATCTGCGAGCAGCACGTAAACTGGCTGCGCCAGGTATCCGACGCAATGGGGTTGTACCTCCAAGTTATCCCGCTTGTGGAGGACCGCGATGCCTGACTACAGGTCCATGAGCCGACCGCGCTACTACATCCTGGAAGGTCATGACCCCGTAACCTGCGACCTTGATACGTGGGCACGCTGGTTCGCGAAGAGCGACAGAATGGTAGCGAAGACGGAGTTATACGGTTCACTGGTTTCGACGATCTTCCTTGGGGTTGACCACAACTTCACGCTGAAGGGTCCCGCGCTGTTGTTCGAGACACTGGTGTTTGGCGGTCCACTCGATCAGGAGATGGACCGGTACTCCACCTGGGGGCAGGCGGAGGCCGGTCACGCGGCGATGGTCGAGCGCGTGTCGCAGGCATCAGCCAAGGTGGAGGACCGCGATGCCTAACTGCGTCCAGTGCGGGCTCCCCGTGCCGGAGCCGCAGCGCGTATGTTCCATGTGCTACGGCGACATAGACCACGGCCGTGATGGCTACTACCGACAATGGGCAGAGGGGCAGTTGCGAGAAAAGACCGAGGGTGAACCCGAGGAGGACCGCGATGCCTGACCGCAAGCCGAGCCCCGAGGTGAAGCAAGCAATTCGCGAGTTCGTCAGGGTGCAGCGCGAAAAGTACGGAGACGACTGGAAGGAGCGTCTCTCGGCAGAGATGACCAACGAAGCGATGCCGGTGCTAAGACTCCTATTCCCCGGCTGCGCAGAGGAGGACGCCGATGACCGAGAGTGACCGCAAGCCGAGCCCTGAGGCGATGGAGGCGGCGCGCGCGGAGATCCCGCAGTGGGCGCTGGAGGAGGCGCGCGATCCGTTGTTACCTCAGCGTTCTGGAGGAGGCCAATGCCTAACGTCCTGACCCAGCCCCTCATCATCGACAAGCCCAACACCACGCTCTCGGGCGAGTGGCGCCTAGCCCCGGACTCCTACCCGTGGTGGGCTGCGATCGACGTGCGCGCCGGTGGGTTCAAGACCACGCCCGACTTCACGCTGATCGGACACCCGGGCGACGCCCGTATGGGCTGGGCCCGCGGCATCGCGTTCCACCCGATGCCGGGCTACGACCCGGGCGGCGCCAATCTCCAGGGCACGATCACCGGCTTCCCCATAGGCGTCGGCCTGGTGGGCGGCGGCGGCACCAGCGTGGTCCACGACCTCGATGTGAGCGGCGCGATTCTCGGGCTCGCATGCAACGGCAAGCGGTGGACCAACGCGAACGGCAGCGAGCAGAAGTGGGAGCCGCTCGTGGGTCTCGCGATCCAACGCCTCCACTCGCACGACGCGCTGGGAGGCGACGGGTTCCACCTGACGAACACGCGCGATCTCCACTGCTCCGATCTCGTCAGCTCGACGAAGATCAAACTCAGCTACAAGTGCCGCGGTGCAAGAATCCTGCGCGCGGTCTGCCCAGGCGGCAACCTCCAGATGGCCGTGGACGGCCCCGGCAGCGCGTGGCCGTGGTCGGTTCCCGACGAGCCGCAGGATGTCCTCTTCAACCGATGCCGCTTCCTGCGCGGGCTTGACGACGTGCGAAACCCGCGCAACCTGTGGGAAGTCACCGGGCCGGTGAGCCTCCACTCAAGAAACTGCACCTACGCCAACGCGCTGGCCGCCGATGGCTCCTCGTGGCTCCCCGGCGCGGGCATCGCTGCGGGACCGTTCGGCCCTGACCCGTCGCTGGTGCCGTGGGTCACTGGCACCGGCAACTCATTCCACCACTTCGCGACGCCCTACCCCAACAATCCCGAGCCCGGCGGGCTCACGCTCCTGGGCGGCGCGAAGGCGAACTGGGGAGACGCGCAGTGGTCCGAGATGAACAAGGGCATCGGCTGTAAGGCGCTGGTGCGGCTATGACGCCCCCCATCCACACTACCGAGCAGCAGCGGCAGATCGCCCTGGAGGTACGCAGACTCGTGAAAGCTGCCTACGACGCTGGGCTCCGTGTCATTGTCCACGATGCCCCTGTCTACAGAGACGACAAGCGGCGCTGGGTGGTCAATGAGATTCGCGTCTGGCTTGACGAAGACGCTTGACTACCCAGACCAGAAGTGCGAATGTCCTAATGGTCAACAACAGAGGAGACCACTCGATGAATCTCAAGATCCTGTGCTTGTCTCTGCTGATCGCCACGTCGGCGTCAGCCGTTGCAATCAGCCCCGGAGACGGCTCCGGCAACACCAGCCCCCCTGGCGTACTCAGCGCCGCCTGGTTCGCCTTCTGCCGCTTCGATGATGGAGCGGGCGGGTCAACCGACGAAGGGGCATGGCACATCGAGGACGGCTGGTTCCTCGCACCCGAGAACAACCTCATCGCTCCGACCACAGGGATCCGCTGTGCTGGGACCCTCTACCCGACCGTGGAGACCTACCAGCTCGACGGCTGGACGGACATCGGCGGCACCGACCAGTGCAACATCGCGACGAACCTCAGGCTCCGGCGCGTCTCCCCAGTGCCCTCTGTCCCGACTGTTCCCGTGGCGCAGATTTCCGTCGAGACTGGGGACGTGGGCTACCTCGTCGGCGCAGGCGCCAGGAGGACGGCCAACACCCTCCCGGGGCCGGACTGCTTCATCAACGACCCGCCCTGGCCGCTCCTCCAGACGCCCTTCATCGAGGCCACGACAGACCACCAGACCCGATGGGCGGAGAACAGGCCCGAGATCAAGTGGTTCACGATCGGAGGGACCATCACCGGCTGCCCGTGCCCTCCGACGGGAACGACCGCCGCCTGCGTTGGAAATGCAGGCTGCCCCCTAGAACAGAACTCCGCCACGAGGATCTACTGGGATCCGATCTCCGACCCGAATGCGCTCCCCAACGAAGGCATCGGTCTGCCGGAGGGCGACATCGGCGCCGGCTTCATGCGGATCAACAGCGAGGGCCCCGAGCTGATCGGCCTCAACGAGTCGTCCGCCTTCTGCGCCCTGCTCACTTCCCCCGTAGACGCAGCGGTCTACGACATGAATCAGTTGATCCAACTCCCGGCCTACTACAACCAGATCCAGGACATCATCGCTGACACCGACAGCGATGGCGTGCGCAACTGGTACGACAACTGCAAGAACCACGCGAACGCAGGCCAGCAGGACGCTGACGGAGACGACATCGGAAACCGCTGCGACCCGGACTTCGACCAGAACGGCATCGTGGGCGGCTCCGACTTCGTGACGCTCCAGGCGTGCTTCGGGAGCCACCCACCGATCTCAGGAGGGCCCGCGTCGGACCTGACCTGTGAGGAGTCCGACCTCGACTCCAACGGTGTGGTCGGGTCGTCCGACTACATCATCCTGCGAGCCTTCTTCGGGATGCAGAACGGGCCGGCCGGGACCTGCGGCTAGCCCACACGCTGACGCACGCTGGGGGCGCGCCACGACTCCTGATGTCGCCCCCAGCGTGCCCTGGCGCCCACGCGGCGCAGAGAGAGGACCCCATGCCCGTACCTAACATGAAACTTCTGATTCGTGAGGCTCGCCGGCTTGGCGCAGAAGCCTACCGCCACGGCGGCGACACCATTCTGTATCACCCAACTTGGGGCCGGAAGGTCTCATGTTCTATGGGCAGAAAAGACGGGAGCCGCATCCTGTTGAAGCTGGTGAAGCAGCTTCGTGAGGCCAGATGAAGGTACTCCTCACCCCGCTCCTCCACCCTGCCGCCATCGTTCGCGGTCGTTGGAACATGGAACCAGCCATGCAACGCTACCTCCAACGAGTCAAAGACAACCCATTCCCCACCCCTCTCGACCTGAGCCAGGCCCCCGGCCCAGCCATCTTGTATCCGACCCTCTCGGACCTGGACGCTTTCGGCGCAGAGGCCCGCCGCCTCAAGGCCGTGGCCTTGGACATAGAAACCGGAGGCCCGGCCCTGCTGTGCGTGGGGTTTGCAGCCATGACCCCTCCAGGCGAGGAGCCCGCCACCGTCGGTTTGAAGCTGTGCCTCAGGTTCCGGCGCCAAGGCGGGCGACTCTACTGGAGCGATTGGCCCAGCCACGAGGCAGCGACCCAGTGGCTCTACGACCTGTTGGCCGACGCCACCGTGGACAAAGTGTTCCATAACGGGATCGCATTCGATGTTCCATACTTGGAGGAACTGGGGTTCACGGTGGCTGGCCAGCTCTGGGACACCATTCTGATGGCTCACGCGGCATACTCAGAACTTCCGAAGCGCCTCCAGTTTCTTTCGACCCTGTTTTTAGGTTTCCCAGTGTGGAAGACCATGGTGAAAGACGAAGCCATCGAAGAGAAGGGGTGAGAGACAATGACGAAGATTTCTGGGCCTAGGGATCGGGTGATTGACGACCTGTTCCGCAACTGCTGTGAGGCGGCCAAGGTGGTTTTCGAGCGCGAGGGCCACTTCTACTCGAAGCTGCATCTGATATTCAAAGACGGCAGCATGGCCATCTTGGGGGGCGGATCCATGCACGAGATGATCGAAGAGGCCAGAAAGCTGTCGAACGACGGCCTACTCGCAGTCTTCGGGATCGCCGAAGCGTGGTCCGTGTTTCGCCACGCTGAGGACCCAGACCTGGAAACCGTCAACCCGAGCGAAGCCTCCGACCGCCAAGAAGTCCTCCACGCCTTTCTGGAGACCCGCGAAGGCCGAAGGCTCCTGGTGACCTGGAACATCATCCGCCGAGACGAAGCAGGATGGCCTTCCTTGGGTGAGCCAGAGACCAACACAACCGGCCCCGGCATGAAGTTCGGCGGGCGCTGCGTGGGGATTTTCCCCATATTTCACGGCGCCTCGATCCACTAAACTACTCCCACGGTGCCCAAGGCCAACCAGGGGTGGGTGGACGCGGAGTTCCAGTTCGTCCGGTTGCCGGACGAGACCCTGGGGGTCTACAACCTCTGGGACACCGAAGCCACAGCGCGGCTCGCCCACTGCCTCCACCGGGAGCTGGTCCAGACGGGCCAGCTCTCATGGTTCCAGGAGGGCCCCCAAGCTGTCCAGCCTGCGGTTCTGGCGATGCAGCGGCGCGGCCTTCTGTTGGATCAGTCGGCCCACGACACCTCTCGGGCTCGCCTCCACGATGAGTTGCACGAAACCGACCGCAGCCTTCGCGCCCATACCCCACCAGGCATCAGCTTCGACTCTCCCACTCAGCTCTCCAAGTGGCTGTTCAACCCCCCCACCGAGGGTGGTCTCGGCCTCAAGCCGGCCAAAATCACCGACAAGGGCCACCGGCAAGTTGACTTGGAGTCGCTGGTGAGGGTCCTCCAGGGACTCCGCAAGCGAGACGCCGCCGCCCGCCCGATCCTGGAGCAACTCTTCCACCGGAGCCGACTCAAGACCCTGCTGGAGAGGTATTTCGATCCCATGGTGGGGCACGACGGCCGCGTCCGCGCCACAGTCAAGATGTTCGGCACCAAGACCTTCAGGTTCTCGTATGCGCGGCCGGCCCTCCAACAATTTCCCGACAAGCTGCGTCGGATGTTCATAGCCTCCCCAGGCCATCACTTCGTCTCTTCGGACTATTCTCAGCTAGAGGCCCGGATCATGGCTGTGCTGGCCCAGGACCGAGTGAGCCTCGACGCTTTCACTCGTGGTGAGGACATCCACGACCTGAACTCCAGGGACCTGTTTGGGTGGTCGCCGTCAGACTGGGAAGCCCTCAATCCAACGCAACGCAAGGCGGCTCGCAACTTCGCAAAAACCTTCCTGTATGGTCTTCAGTACGGAGGCCGAGCCGAAACCATGAAAATGAAGGTCTTTTGCCCGTGCCCCTTGTGTGTGGAAGAGAACCCTCCCACCCTCGACCTGAAGCGCAGTGAGATCGCCCTTGCTGAGCGTCGGTGGATGGCCCGGCACCCTGCGGTGCCTCGCTACCAAAGGCAAGTCTCCGAGCAGGTCCGTTCAACCCGGTCCTACCTTCACCCACTGGGGGTGCGCCGCTACTTCGCCAAACCCTGGGGCAACGAGCTGGAACGAGAGGTCAAGAACGTCCCTATGCAGATGGGCGCGGCCATCCTGATGGTCCAGGCCCAGGTCAAGTTGCACCAACTAGGAGTCCCGGTGTGCCTTCAGCACCACGACTCGTTCTTGTGTGAGGTGCCTGACGAGCAGATCGCCGAGACCTCGACCACCTTGCGGGAGGTCATGGAAGCCCCGGTCCCCCAGATGGGAGGGGTGAGGTTTCCCGTCACAATCTCAGTAGGCAGGAATTGGGCCGACCGCACCATCGACAACCCTGAAGGCTTGGGAGCCTCCACATGAGACACCTGCGGCTAGTCCACAGGGAGCTGACCGCCGAAGAGTGCAAACTCGTCTTGTCCCAATGGGAGCCCAAGATGGAGCAACTCTTCCGGGCGGCCGAGGCCACTCCCCCTGACGCCTGGAGCCAGGACTACATCAAGCAGGCCAAGCTGATCCACACCATCGGGGTCTGCTGGGAGGCCATGCCCGACGAGAAGCGGCAGTCGGCCCAAGCCCGCGCCCTCCGGTATGTGCCTATGCTCTCAGCGAACCCTCGGGCCTTCGAGGTGTTCATGGACATGATCGTTCAGCGGTGGAGCAGCCGGCCCTACGAAGACATCGCCCGAGCCCTCCAGGTGGGCCTCTTCAAAGAGCAGGACTTCGTAGCCCTCGACGAAGAGAAACCCTACTTGGAGGTGGGAGGTTGGCTCGGGGACTATGTGGACTGGGCCAAGGCCGGCGAGTGCCCCATAGCGTTCCACTTCTGGGCTGCTGTGGCGTTGATTGGCGCGGTCGCCAAGTTTCGGGTCTCCATCGACCGCAGGGCCTATCGACTGAGACTCAACCACTATGTTTTTCTGTTTGGCCCGCAGGGGACCGGGAAAGGCCAAGCCAAGTCCGCCATGCTCGACATCCTCAGGAGGCTGAATCGAATCATCGACCCGGAACACCCTGAGGACGCCCACCACGCTCGGATCCGCCTGATCCCAGAGGACACCAACCAATCCGCCATGCTCAGACTCCTGAAGCCTGAGCCAGCCCATAGCGCCAAGGTCGGCTCGCTGGAGTCAGCCATGGTGGATTCGACGGGATTCCTGGTGCTGGATGAGTTGGCCACTTTCTTCTCTAAGGACGCCTTCCGGATTTCCAAGACCTTGCCTTTTTTGGTGACCGCCTACAGCGAAGAGGAGTACGACTACTACACCGTCACAGGCGGTCACATCCATCTGGAGAACCTGGCCCTCTCCATGCTAGGGTGCTCGACCCTGGACTGGATCAAAGACGCCATCACTCCGCTCTTGATGCACGGCGGGTTCCTGGACAGGACGCAACTGATCTACCGCACCGAGACCCCCCGCGTCTACTCGACGCCAGGATTCCTGGATCCTGTGCGAGCCATTCAGCTCGCTCACGGGTTGCTGGAACTGGCCACCCTGGAGGAGCCAGTGTTGATGGCTGGGGACCTCGGAGCCCTGGAGTGGTACGACGATTGGTACCGCAAGATCCCCGTCACCGATCACATAGAAATGGCCCGCCCAGGCCAAGAGGGGGACTCGTTCTCCACCTCCTCGAAGCGGCAAGCCAACCACCTGTGGAAGCTGGCGGCCATCCTGTCGATCTCAGAGGGGACCCACTACCCCTGGATCACTCGCGCCCACATGGAGAAGGCCGCGAAGCTACTGAAACTGGAGCGTGAGCACTCCGCCAGCTTCTTTCAGATGGTGTCGAGGTCTCCTGAAGGCGCCATCCTAGAGAGACTCCTCCAGGTGCTCTGGCGCATCGGCAAAGGCGACGCGGTGCGCTGGGCAGACCTCATTTCCCGAGTGAAAGCGTGGAAGGGCTTGCGCGGCAGATCGCGGCTCCTGTTGGAGTACCTCTACACCATGCAGGACGCCGGCATGGTGAAACTCGTCAAGATGGTCGGGAAAACCGGGCAACCGACCCGGGGCTTTGCGATCCGCCCTCTCGTGGAGCCCAGGGTGCAACTCGAACTCCCTGCGACCCCGGACCCGGCCCTGCTACCTGACGAGGGCCCTGAGGTCGTGCAGGCCACCGGCGGGCCCATGGAGTCCGAAGCCAAGAGGCGTCGCCGGCGGGAATGGCCTGATCCACAGGATCCCGATTTAGACGAGGGCACCTGAATTGACGGGGGGAAATCCCTACAAGGTCCCTACGTGGGCTCCAGCCCCAGCCCTTCCTCCAGCGCCACCAACACCCCGCCGAGCCGCTGGAAGGCATCCCACCGGACCTGAATCTCTGGGGTGGAAACCCCCCGGACCACGCCCATGGCCCTGGCCACGGCCGTCTCCCAGCTCCCGTCGGCGACGCCCCGGGCGACTCCGATGAGTCCGTCGCGGCCTCCCGTGACGATGCGGCGGGCCTCCCGGTCCACCTGGATGTCGTGCCAGAAGACCCGCCCCTGGTGCTCGCCGTAGTCGATCTGGCAGCCGGCCTCAGCGCGCCCCTCGCTGGGCCACGGTGGTACAGACATGGGTACAACGCAGGTGAATCGGCTCCCCAGGCTCGGCTTCACCTCCCCGCGAATGACCCCATCCAGGGGTGCCGCCGGGCTCAGGGCCTCCATGAAGGCATGGGTGTGCAGCCACGGCCACCCGGCCTCGAACCCCTGGACCTTGGGGCCTCCCAGGTCCACGGAGGCTTGGAACAGGCCAGAGAACCCGAGGTCTTTTAACTCCGTGGCCAATTCCCCCCACACAGGAGCGAGCGGGCCCCCGACCAGTTGGTCGTGGGGGAATCGCCCCAACATGAGAGCCGCATCCACCTTGGGTCCAATTCCACCCGGCCATGCCCCCTGCTCCACCACCAGCAGGTGGGGGGCGTGGATCTCTCCGTCGGCAGCCTCGAACCAGCCACCGAGCCTGACTGAGCCGTCCACCTGCCCCCGTCGTGGCGCCCTGGCGAGTCTTCGTTGGGCTCCCCGGCTCGGGACCCAAAGGTCCCGGACATCGCTCACCAGGACGCGATCTCCACGCTCCGCTTCAGCCAGCAGCTCGTCGAGAGGGAAGTTACCCACCTGCTCGTCGAGCTGGAGGAAGGCTCCCTGGAAGGCGGGGCGAAATCCCCTCACCCAGACCATCAGCTCGTGCCGCTCAGGCGCGGGACCGTTCGACAGGAGGCCCAGCCGGTGGGCCAACGGGACGAGGCCGTGGGTGTGGGTGATGACGAGGATGCAGGCCGCGTCCGCCAAAGGCTATTCGCCCTCGGGAACCACAGGCCAGGCCGGCCTCACCTGGGGGATGGGGACGCCGAAGCCGCCCACAGGCTGGAAGGGCTGGAATCGGGTGCGGAGGTCTTCCTGTTCGATCTCGCGCTTGGCGAAGGCCGCCATGCTGGCGTAGGCGGCGCGTCTGGTGGCTTGGGAGCTGGTGGGCTTGAGCCCTTCGGTGATGAGTTTCACTCGGGCAGGGGAGGTGAAGTAGCGGCCAGCGAGGCGCATTCCTGCCAGAGCAGCGACGCCCCCAGCGACCCCTTCGACGCCGAACAGGTTGGCGCCTGCGAACATCCCGGTTGCCGTGCCGCCGAAGACCGCACTGCGGATCAGGAAGGCGTAGGCACTGGCGGGGCGGGTCGAGTAGACCTCTTGCATGGCGTCGAGCAGGTCGTCCAGTTGGGCCGGTGTGACCACTTCAGCAGCCGGCTTGCCTGCCAGCTTCGCAGCCCGGCGGGCCTCGAAGTTGGCGATATCCAAGGCAGCCGCCAAGCCCTCTCGCTTGAGTTTCACCCCAGTGAGCCCAGCTTGGCCAGCCTCCTTGGCTCCATAGAGAGCCTCCCGGATCACCCCGGCGTCGAACAACGGCGTGCCGGCCTCGGCCATGGTGCCTCTGGTGACCACGAAGCCCTTGGCAAAGGCATCGTCCAGGTGCTTGCGGACGGTGGCCCTGAAGTTCTGGCCTCCGATGAGTTTGTAGAGGTTCTCCAGTTGGCTGCGGTCGTCGAAGTTGGAGAGCACGGCCTTGAGGAGACTGATCTGCTTGTGGCCTTCGCCCACCCCAGCGTAGATGAGGGACGGGTCCACGTTTCTGATGGACTTGCCAGCCGGCGATCCGAGGAGGTCTTGGTATGCCTTGTAGTGGCGGCTCAGGTTCAGGTATTCGGACCTGACCCCAGGACTCGCGACTACATCCTTCCGGGCAGACGACAAAAGCCCGTGGACTCGCATCCCCGCCCCGGCGGCCGTGTCGTCTCCCATGGTCTTGGCGCGCTGGATCAGCATGTCCAGGCGGTTCCCGAGGAGTCTCTCTTCCTTGGGGGTGAAGTAGGGAGTCCCATCGCTGAGCCGCCGCGCTGACGCCTGCATCTTGTTGAGGAAGTTGTAAATCTCGTTGGTCGAGTAGACCGGCTCCAGCTTCTCGGTCTCCCGGATGATTTCGCTCACCGATTCGCTGATGCGACTGGAGGATTGTTCGAGGATTTCTCGCTGTTCCTGGGCGCCGATCTCTTGGATCAGGCCCAGTTCTCGCTGGGTGGAGACCTCAAGGGTGGTGGGGCCGAAGGGAGTCACCTCTCGCGCGGCTCCCTCGCCTTCGGTCACAGCGCCAGTGCGGGTGGTGCTTCCGAGAGACTGGCCCCTGGCCGCTCGCCGGGAGGTGCCGGTGATTTCGCTGGCGGTTTGGCCTGCTGTGGTGGTGGTGCGCTCAGCTAGCGTGCGGGTGGTCGAGACGGCCTCCCGGCGCACCGGAGCCGTGGGGATGATGCCCACTTCCCTCTCCAGGATGTCTTGGATGCCGTCCACCACCCTGGCTTGGGGGATGTAGGCGCCGTCCGCGTCGAGAGCCCCGTAGACCTCGCGGTAGCGCCGTTTGAACTGGTCGCGTTGCTTGCCAGTCATGCGGCGAAGGGTGCGGCTGATGTTGTGGACGGCACCAGACTCATCCACGAGGTCGCTCATCTGGACGAGGAGGCGATCCTTGTAGGATTCCAGGGCCTCCTCTGTGGCTCGTTGGCGCTTTCCGAAGGCGCTGCGGACCAGTGGGAACACACCCAAGGATGCCTGGGCCAGACGTGCCTGCTTGGAGCCTGCTTGGAGCAGCCCCGCCTTGATGCCGAGTCGCTTGAGTCGCTCGGCAGACTCGACGACCTTCTCAGTGACTCCCACCAGGGGGCGCTTCAGGGCCTTGCCAGCGACCCCCACCCCTTGGAAGGCTGCTTCGAAGGCTGCGTCCTGAGCCATGCCGCGGCCGGCCGTCTCGAAGGCTTCCCCCACTGTGGGAGGCGCTGTGCCTTCAGGGAGTTTCCCCTCAGCCTCCAGAGCCATGGCATCGAGGTCTTTTTTCAGCCCTAGGACGGCGCCTCCGAGGATGGCACCACCGATTGCCCCCGGCGGGCCGGCTGCTGCGCCGCCGATGATTGCGCCTCCCACGTTTCCAGCCAGTTGAAACTTGCTGCGCTTCGAGGCAAGGGTGCTACGGGCCCCCTCGACGCGGGCGCGTTTCTGGAGGGCGATGTCGCTTCGGATGCCCTCCAGTTCTTGGGCGGTGGGCCCGGCAGCCGGGTCGGCGATGTCGTATTCCAGCGCGCCCAGCTCAGGGTCTTGGAGTCGGAACGGTCCCGGCATCAGGGAGCCCCACCCTGGAGGCTGCGGTTGGTGAGTTCCTCGATGGTGGGCAGCTTCTCATCAGGGTTGGGGTTGACAGGGCGCCCACGCAGTGCAGCCGGGGCCTCAGGGGGCGTAGCCGGAGTGCGCCCAGGGACGGTGAACGGAGCCAGTTGCGCCTCAGGACCGACAGGCTGGCCCATTTCAGAGAGCTGGCGGGCTGCTTGGGTTTCGCTTGCGTTGAGTTGCTCGATCGTGGACTGGAGCCTGGAGCGGATCACGGCATCGGAGACGAGCGGGTTCCAAGTAAAGAGACCGAGCTGTTGGTTCATTCGTGCAATGTCGGCCACAGCCGGGGAGCGGCCACCCTTGAGGCCACGGGCTGCGTTCCAGATCAGGATTCCTTGGATGGCCTCTAGCCTGGCATATGGATCGTCGCGACTCGCCCTAGCGTCGGGGAACAGTCGGGCGCGTACAGACTCCAGTCCGGGGTCGGCTGCGGCTGCCTCGTTGAATTGTCGTTTGGTCTCGTCGAGGGCCTCCTGAGTGGATTCGGGGCCGCCGAGGTTCTGTTCGATTGCGCCGAGCATCTGCTGGGCTTTGTCCCTGATGGCGGGGACGCTTCGCAATGCGGGGTTCAGGAGGGCTCGCCCGACATCCTTCCTGAAGGCTCCCTCATAGCCAAGGCTCAGGGGCGAGGCGAGAATTGCCCGTAGCTGACCCTTGGACGCTACGGCGGCGTCGTACTGTTGTCGGGCGTCCCGGTAGGCCGGCGGGCGTTCCGGCGGCTTCGACACCAGGAATGCCTTGCCGGTGCCCTCGTCCACCTTGAGGTCCTTGCCCGCCAAGCGTGCGACAACCCCCATGTGGGCCTCGTAGCCCTCCTGGTCGCCGTCCGCCTGAGCCTCCCTGGCCGCTCGGAGGTTCTTGGCCAGACCCGTCTCAGAGCCACCCTCCCGCTGAGTGGCGATGCTGGCCATGATCTGGGCGTTGAGTTTGTTCACCTCGGCCTGACCCATGGACCGAGCCAGCGCCTCGACTCGGAGTCTCGCCTCGGGTCCCAGCCTCACAGTCACGGCATCGAGAGCGCCTTTGATCTGGGCGGCTGCCGCGCGATCACCCTGCGCAGCCGCAAAGAAGTACGGCGCCACAGCCTCGGCTTCCTTTTGGGTCTGGCTGTCGAGGTAGTCCCGGCGGTCGTCTTGGAGTTTCTGCTGGTCGATGATGAGCTGAGCCCGCTGGTAGGCGGTGAGGGCTGGCGGTGCCGGTCGCGTGGTGACCTGGCGCTGCGTGACCTCGTAGGGAGGCGGCGTCCCTCCGAAGGCGCGCTGGATCAGGGAGCCAACGGCGTTGGGCCCCTGTTGGATTTCAGTCACTTCCTGCTCGGTGGCGCCCCGCTGCACCCCACCACCACCGCTCACGATGTCCTGGATGCGGCTGGCGGCGTCCTGGGAGAGCTGGTTCTGGGGGGAGTCCACGTTGATGGGCCCAGTGCTCGGGACGGCTCGGGCTTGAGCCTCCTCAGAGCCGGCCTCCTCGGCGTCGAGCTGGTCGAGCTGGTTCTGGATCCGAGAGGCAGCGAGTTTGCGGCGGGCCTCTCGCACGATCTTGTTGGTGTCGAAGGCGGCCTCCAGGGCTGACTGCTGTTGGCCTGCCGCAGCCATGCGGAGTTTGTCTTGGAACTCTTCGGTGGCGCTGCGGGCCTCGACCCTCTGGAGCATGGACTCCAAGAGCTGTCGCTTCTGGCGGGGGTCAGCCATGGGTCAGTAGCCTGCACTCAGCCCGGAGCCGAGGTTCACGGTCCCGGCGTTGAAGTCGAGACCTTGAACGGAGGAGGCACCGCCGCCACCACCCTGACTGATCGGCGCCCTGGTGTCGAACAGGCTCCCTGCTGACTGGCCCAGCCCAGTCCCCGCAGACCCGGCGAATGTGCTGGCGAGGGTCCGAAGGGTGGATTCGAGGGAACTCATCGTGGGTTGGCTCTGGATGATGGACTGCTGGGGCGCCAGGTTGAGAATCGCCCCCAAGCCCTGGAGGAAGTTGAACCCCGGCTGCTGCTGGCGTTCGGCGTTCTGCACCTGGGCCAGGATGTTGAGGAAGTCCGACCCGAAGGCGAGGGGCAGGGCCACCTGACTGGAACTGAGCAGGGCCGAGAGCGGAAGCCCTTGGAGCCGGCGCTGCGCTGCCGCCTCGTCAAGTCCGGTCTGGAGGGACCCGAGCTGAGTCTCCACGTCCCCTGCTGCCTGGGTGATGGAGTTGAGGAAGTCGCTGGAGAAGCCCCCCGTGATGCCCGCGTACTGTTCGGCAATCCCCGGGATGGTTTCGCGCTTGAGCTGTCGGAGGGCCTGCTCCCTGATGGGGGAAATGTCGGTGCGGAACCCGGTGCGCGCCAGCTCCTCTGCGGCCGGCTGGAGGGTGTTTCTGAGGAAATCGGTAACAGAGCCCACATTTCCGAAGGTCTTTGCGACGAGATCCTCGACGTTCTCGACGAGTCCGTAGTCGCCGATGGGCTCCAGCAGGTCCCGAAGTTTGTTGAAGTCGCTGGGCTGGAACAGAGGGTCGGCGAACCCAAAGACCCCCGGCGCCACCATGACTCCGCCCCGCCCGGTCCCGGCGCCGATCCCGAACAGGTTGAGCAGGACGCCGGTGTAGGGGTTGGGGCCGAAGTAGATGTCGGCCTTCTTGGGCTTGCCGAAGATCGCGTCTGTGATGCCGGCTGTGGCAAGGCCAGTCAGGCCGGCCGCCGCCGGACCCAGGAGGCTGGAAACCGCGTCTCCGCCGCCGCCACCGCCGCCGTAGCCCATGGGGAGATTCTACCTCCTGTTGGGATCTCGCCACACCTGTGGGGGTTTCCACCCACCCACGACCCTAACCCCAGCTAATCGACCCGCCACCACTGGGTCCCGTTGTGGAGGACGGCGAGTCGATCGTACTGGGCCCCTAAGACTACCGTGAGGGCTCCGTCGATGTTCTCGCCCGTCCGGCCTGAAACGGTGACCGCGTTGCCGCCGCCGTTGAGGCGCTTCACCCAGTAGACCTTTCGCTGGGCGTCGGCCACGAAAGGGAGGGTGACGGTGAAGGCCCCGCCAGTGGCATCGGCGAGTACGAGATCGTCCTCCAGGTCCATGGAGTAGGTGGCCGTCACAGTGCGGGTGTCCTGTTCGAGCGAAAATCGCCCCAGGGTGCGGATCGAATCGACGATGCTGAATGAGTCCCTGGGGTCGGGGGAGACCTCCTCAGAGCGGACGCGGCTCATCGGATCAGACGCCTCCAGCAACGGCGGTGGTGGTGGTACAGGAGCCTCGGGTTGTTGAGGGGGTAGGTGATGATTTGGCGGTGCCACCACCGCAGAGGGCGTTTGCAGGTTTCGCAGGTCACAGGCGCTCCTGGGCAGGGATTTCCTGGTAGTCCAACTCCAGGGACCGCACCGCAACCGGCCCGGCTCCAGTGACGGTAATACCCAGGTGTTGGCCGGTGGTGCGAAAGTGCCGACCTACCAGATGGACCTGGCCCTCGGTGCCTTGGTTGGTGGCGACAGTCCCAGCCTCGGAGGCAACGTCAGTTCGCACCCCCAAGGTGACCGAGGGCTGGCTTCGGTTCACGTACTCCAGGAGCACCCGATCGGCGGCCTTGAGGAATCGCGGTGAGGTCCCCGGGGTGAGGATCGACTCGTAGACCCAGGTGGGGTTGGCGCCGTCGTAGGTGGTGAAGCTGGGGTCGTGGATGTAGACGAAGCCGTTGGCTCGTCCGTGGACGAGAGAGCGGTGACCGAATCGGGCTCCGTAGTCCCCCCAGGAGCCTGCCACGCTGTCCCATGTATCGACCATGGCACTCCAAGCAGTCGCGGTCTGAAGCTGGGCTGTGAATTCTCCCCAGCAGGTGGCCTCGTAGGTGTCGAGGGACACCCGGTCGGAGCGCAAGTCGTAGGTCCAGACCTCAGAGACCTCGCTGGAGGCCGTGGGCTTGACGGAGATCCTCACGTTCTGGAGGCGCTGGTCGAAGGCGCAGTAGAGGCGCTGGAGGTTGTCGGTGTCGATGCGATTGTAGAAGGTCTCGCGCCACTTGTTCACGTCGGTGTTGCCCACCTGGGCGCGGCCGACCTCCTGGAAGCGGCCTGAGGCATCCACCAGGAACCACCCGTCCCGGAAGATCCCGAAGTGGACGTTGGCGTCGATGGCACAGACCGCATTGGGTCCGAGGAGGCCCCGGTATTGGCTGATGAGCCGGGCCCGGTGGGGAGCCGCCACCTGGCCGCTGCGTTCCAGGAACACCACTCCGTCGCTGAAGTAGCAGGCCAGGAACGGCCCCAACGGAATCATCCTGAGCCCTTCCCCAGAGAGGGCCACGATATCGAAGGCCCCTGCACCAGGGCCAGCGGGGTCTGGGTCTGCGGTGAACAAGGGAGTCCACCGGATGCGTTGGTGGCGCCGCGTCCCCGACTCGCTGGTGTTCAAAAAGAACACCCTGCCCTCCCAGGATGCCACCGAGAGGGCCTTGAAGGCACCGCCGAATTGGTTGGTCAGCTCTTCGTAGGTGTGGAGGCCGGTGCCGGCAGGGAAAACATACACATCATCCACGTTGTTGGTGTAGTCCATGCAGGGCTCAGCGATGGCCCCGGTGCCGGCTGTGCGGGCAGCGGCCCCACTAGGCAGGAAGCAGGACTGGGGCATGGAGCCGAAGTCGGCGCCGCCGTCCCGCCCACCTGTGGCCTCTGTACCCAGCCCAGCCGAGAAGGCGATCGGAGTCCATAGGCCAGTGACCGGGCTGATCCGGTAGAGCCTCTGGACGCCTCCGACCGCTGCGGTGACAGCAATGGGGGTGAGGTCGAACTCCCCGGTGCGCGCCCCGACGGAGTTGGTCCTGAGCATCTCGGTGAGGTGGGTGACAGCGCCTCCGACGGCTGAGGGGAGCGCCGCCTCACCCAACGGGAGACGGGCCGTGTCCACCTGCACGAACCCATCGGAGTTGACCAGAAACTCTCCCCCGCCTCGGCCGCCGCGAACCTGGAGGTTCTCCATTCGGCTGGCCGCGCCCAACGGCAGTGCTCCTACCGGCAAGTCAGGGACGAACCCGAGCCACGGGGAAGCCGCCTGGGTGGCCTTGTAGGGGTTGAGCTGCCGAGCGAAGACCCTGGCTTGGAAACGGCGCTTGGCGTTGTCGGCGAGGCGGGTGGGCATGGGGTTAGTGTTGCTTGACCAGCTCGACCATGAGGGAGGCAGCCACGCTGCTGCACACAGCAGAGGCACCCCCGTGAGTCATGGAGAAGCCGGCGTCCTGGGCTTCGATTTCGTAGTTGAGGCTCGCACCGGGAGTGGGGTTGGTGTTCACATAGAACACCGGGACGGTGAGGTCTACGTTTCCAGCACTGGCAGCGACCTCATCGACGCTGGCTCCGCGCCGGATGACCTGGACATTGTTTTCGGTGATCTGCACCTGAACTCCGGTCACATCTGCCACTCCAGCTTCGATGGCGCAAACGTCCCCGGTGACCTTCACGGCGTACCCAGGGCCCGGGACGGTCACAGTGAGGCTCACGAGTCCGGTGCCGGTGAAGGCGTCCGGGACTGCGGTGACCGCGGTACTCGTCCCATACCGGACGAAGTTCATGGCTTCGGGGATGCGGTTGATTGGCTTCTCGAACACTCCAGCGTGGTCGAAGGTACAGGTGGGAACGTCGTCAGTGTCGTCTTCCAGGATCAGGGTCATTGTGTCTACGTCGGCCGTGAAGGTGAACTGGAGGGTCTGGTAGGAGGTCGAAGAGGTGGTGGCAGACTGGTTGGCTGCGAGGCCAGTGGTTCGCATGGAGCAGGAGCCAGTGCCGCCGCCTTCCTCGTCCGCGCGAACGACCGCATAGTAGAGGCCGCCGACCTTGAGGCCGGCGAGAACCTGAAGGATGCCTTCGTCTGCGGCGCCGACCGCTGAGAACGCAACTTCGTGACCCGCTCCCTCGCTGGTGTCTACGTCTTGGTGGGTGATGGCGCTGGGGGTGCCTGAGAGGGACCACCCGACCGGAGTGGCAGTCGCCGCGTCCACTTGGTCCTCGAAGTCCCCGTTGCGCAGGAGGTTGGTTCCGTAGAAGAAGGCCGGCCTGGCGGTAACCTCCTCCCAACGGATGTCCGTGCCGTCGTAGACTTGGAGTCGATTGATGTCGCCAGTGACGGTGGTGACTGGTGCTCCGCCGTCGGAGTCAACCCACAGGCGGCCGTCGCCCTGGCGTTCAAACGGCACCCCGTCTGTGAGGTTGCTCAGCCCCAAGGCGGTGTTGCCCTCCGTGCTGGGCTTGAAAGCGCCGACCGAAGGCATGTTGGCAGGGGTGGCGTCCTGGCGAAACACCCTGGCCGACCCCAGCCTGGCGAGTCCCGTGTCGGTCCCGTTGTCGTTGCCGAACTGCATCTCCACTTCGAGTCGGCGGCGGATCTGGTTCTTCAGCTCTCGGATGCGGTCGTCTCCTTCGCTCACAGGGTCGCCACTGGCGGGGGTGGACTCGAAGGTCCCACCAGCCCAGTCGAGGCCGAGCAGGTATCCCCCCAGGCCCAGAGTTGCCAAGGCTGCGATCAGCAGTTCTCGACGACGGCTCATGCCATCACCTCACTTTCGTAGCGGCCTGGCTCGATCCCGGAGCCGGCCTGCTGACGAGTATCCATGGTGGCCAGGAAGCTGTGCCCGCCGGTGTCGTTGACGAGGGCTGCGAAGTCCTGCTTGGTTTGTTCGGCGATCTCCTTGTAGCCGAGGTCGCGCTGGGCTCGCCAGAGAGCACCCTGGAGAAGTATCTCGTCCCACATGAAAGGGAGGACTGTCACGTCTGTGTCGAGCGTGAGCAGAGCAGGCTGCCGGACGATTTCGAGGCTCAGGATGTTGCCGGCAGCGGTGGAGTCCGGGCCGGGGAAGATGTTGAGTTCCTCACCGCGGATGGCATAGAGGTTGGGGTTGGGCCCTGTGCGCGGGGTGCGGGACTGGTGCTGGGTGATGGATTCGTATGCCACGTCCACTCGGCGGGAGGTGAAGTTGAAGGCCGCTGCGGCCAAGTAGGTGACTTGGCGGATCCGGAGCAGCTTCAGGCCGAGGGCGGCCTCGGAAATCGGGTAGTTGAAGGTGTTGAGGATCAGGGTGATGTCCTGGCGCACCTGGACTTCGCGATGGTCGAAAACGTCTGGGTGGCTGATGTGACAGTAGGCCCAATTGAGCCAGCGGTCGAGATGAGTGTCTGTCAAGGCGGCGTCAGAGCGGTTTTCGAGCATGAAAACCAGCTCGTCTCGGAATTGGCTCAGTTGAATGGTGCCCATGGTTTTCTACCTGGCGGGCACCGAGTCGGTGCCGCCCTCGTTGGGATCCTGCTGGTAGGCGTCGCCGTAGTCCGTGGGGTCTTCGGGATCCCACTCCCGGTCGGCCACCCACACCCCTCGGCGGAAGTGATCCTCAACCAAGTCCTTGGAGAACGCCGGGAGGCCGGAGCGCATCGAGTGGACGGCCGCAGTAGGGCGATCCTCGTGCGTGTGCCAGCCGGTGTTGAAGACGGCCTCGGTGGTCAGGGGGGTCGGCGGCTGGCCCTCGGTGCTCTCGGCCGTGAAGACCGGCACCTGGACCCCAAAGTAGAGGGGGCTGTTCAACCCCAGGGTGAGGATTCCATCCCATCGAGGGTTGCGGGCGAGGGCGGCGATGGTGGGGTGGAGGGTTGTCACCGGCCCTAGGGGGCCCTGGGTAGTGACATTGAGCGGAACCGTCCAGGTGGTGAGGCCCACGAAGTCGGTGGCCGCGTCGTAGACGAGGACTTGGTTGGGGCGCCCGCCGACTCCCAGGGTGTGAGGCGGGAAGGCGTCGCTGAAAGGGGCGGCCTCCAGCTCATCCACCACCCAGACCTGGAGGGTGAGAGGCGCGCTGGGGGCCACGCTCGCTGTCAGGACCAGACTGGCAGTGACCAGGCGCGGCGGATCCAGAGCCAGGCCGCCGCTGCGGGCGAACCCGAGTGGGAATCGGAAGCCGGCGTGGAACGGCCCATAGAACCCGCCCAGGGTGATGTCTTCCTCTACGTCTTCCCAGAGGCCCCCCGCGTCCACCAGATTCAAGGTGCCGTCCTGGGCCCCGGGGAGCCGGGTCGTGCGTGTGACGATGGAGGTCTGGGCCATGGGTCACTTTGCCGGGATGTTGATGGTGGCGCCCTCGCTGGGCGAGGAGACGTAGGTGTCGAACTCGAAGTCGTCTTCGGGGTCGCTCTCGTGAGGCAGGACCCAGACGCCGGGGAGGTAGCCGTCTTCGACCATCTCGTGGGACAGGGCGGGGAAGCCAGAACGCATCGAGTGGATGGCTCGGGTGTGGGGTTCTTGACTGCCGGTCTGCCAGCCAGTCTCGACCGACTCCGCCCCCGGGGCCAAGACCACTTCAGTGAGGCTCAGGGTTGGCGGGGGGGTCAGGGCTGACTCGGAGGCAACCACCGTGAAGCCATTGGAGCCGTCGCCCACTGCATCGAGGCGAATCAACAGGCACAGCTTCCCGTTCCAGGTGGGGTCGTCACGCACAGCCTCCACCCAGTTGAAGGCCCCCAGGTCTCCTGAGCCGGTCAGGTCCAGCTCGAACGAACTCAAGCCCCCAGGGCGCGGGACTGTGAAGGTGGGCGCCAAGGCCCAGGGGGCGAATCCTCCCAGGCGCGCCCAGGGAAGGACTTGCGCCGCCAACGTAGGGAGGTTGGCATCGCTGAAGGCTGCGAGGGTAGGGGAGGTCATCAAGGCCAAGGGACGAACGAAAATGTCACTCCCAACGGCCCCGGCGATGATCCGAAGGAGCAAGGTGCAAGGTTGAAGCACCCCCGGCAACTCGGCGGGGATGCCGCCTGGGTAGAGTTGGAATTGGAGTCCTAGCTGGAGGCGCCAGTTGATGAAGCCGTCGAAGGTGGCAGATATCTGGGGGTCCAGCTCACTGACCCACTGCGGCGCGGAGACTCGTTGGCGGCCGTCCTGAGAGCCGGCCAACTCGGTGGTGTAGTCAACGACGGGCATCCGAGGGCCTCTTGGGCTGGCGCCGAGAGACGAGCTGCTTGCGGGCCTTCCTGGCGCGCCAGCGGCGAATCAGTTGGAGGATGTCCAACTTGAGGCGGCGGACCTCAGCGCCAGCCAGATCGCGGGCCAGGAGGATCCCCCGTCTCATTCGGGCGGGACCCCCGCCTCAGCCGAGCGGGATGAATCGGGCGAGGACACCCACCCAGCCGCCCTTGGCGATCATCCAGTTCCGCAGGATCTTCCCGAGCAGCGCCCCGCCGCCCAGGATCATGGCTCCGAGCGCAGTCTCCAGGCCCACGCGGACCTGTTCCACCTGGGCCGGGTCCATGCCGCTCTGGGTGAGGGTCCCCACGACGGTGCCCAGGATCGCCCCCAGGACGGCCTGGCGGACGGCCCCCTCCGCGGCGGGGCTGGCTGTGCGGTCGGACGAGAAGAGGAGCGACTTGAGGAAGCCCAGCATCACGTACCTCCTGCCCCATGGGGCTGCCCTGTGGGGCCTTGGCTACGTGGTGGAATGGTACCACAAGGCCAGAGGCCAGCTACAAGCACTGCCCCTGGATGGTGCGCCAGCCGTTGAGGCCAGAGCCGAGCCGGGCTGTCTGGATGGCCTCCAGGGCCCTGGAGTCGTCCGCCTCCCGGACGCAGTTGTCGCCATTCCAGTCATAGAGGGCGATGAGGGCCGCGCGTTCGGCAGAGTAGTCCGGAGGAGGCGGAGGGGGGGTAGGGCATTCAGGACATTCAGGGGGCTGGCAGGCGCCACCCAGGAGCATCCCGAGGCCAAGGGTCAGGATGAGAGCCAACCGAACCATGAGGGTCTCCTTATTTCACTCCATCGTGGGTGATGGAGTAGTGATTTCCGTCACCAAAGCGGCCGCCCCATCGGCAGTCTGGATGGAGACGTTCCCAGAAGACGCCGAAGGTCTCGTGGTCTTTGGTTTCGGTCAGGTAGCGGCGGTCCTGGAACAGGTGTAGGTCGGCTGCGAGACGAAGGGTGTGGACGCTGTTTGGTTTTCCCAGGCGGGCGGCCTCTTCGGGGCTGCGTTCGACCTGGCCCATGCGGACTTGATAGCCCTCCAGGTGCATCCGTAGGAGGAGCTGGACGAGGCAGCGAGTGAAGAGTTCTTGCTTGTCTCCGAGGCTCACAGGACTGCTTCGTTTCGTTGTCAACCAGAGAGGCGGGCAGGCGTCGGGAGAAGGTCACGCCGGCTCTCCCTTCCCGATGTAGGCGTCCACCAACTTACCCAGCCGGTCTTCGACGTGGCCAACACGGACCTCGACTTTTCCGATGGAGACAGCAAGTCCGTTCTGTCCCTCGAACAGCCTGCTCACGCTGTCTCGGATACGCTCCACCTCGCCGCGCATGGCGATGCAGTCGTCTCGGGTCTCTACGGCCGCAGCCCTCGTTGTAGGATCGCCGAAGAGGCTGGTCTTCTTTGCGATCACGACGATGCCGAGCAGTAGTACGATAGCGCCCACGAGATCGAGCTGACCTAGGGCGTAGATGACCTTGTAGAGTTCTTCCATGAGGCTAGTTGCAGAAGGCGGCGATGTTGATACCAGCGCCGGGCTGATCTGTGCAGGCTTGTCTGGTGAGGACCGGCACCCCGTCTGTTCCGAAGGCAATCACATTCACGCACTGCATTCCAGCATTGCTACAGACTTCCTGCCCGCACGTCGGAGTCTGATCGACGGTGCCGGCGGCAGCGCAGGTGCCATCGGCATCCAGGACTCCCCAGATTGCCGGGCCCCATGTGCTGCGATCGGACTCCATCACGAAGGCGCGGCCGGCGGATTCGCTGGGGGGACCGCCAGTGTCGGTGCGGGCCCGCATGACCTGGCCCACAGACCCCGGCGTGTCGTAGCCGGAGGTCGAGTCGTCCGGCCAGAGCCAGTATCCACCGCCGCCTGAGGTGACCCAGACGAAGGATGCGGCACTGGAGTTGGACGGACGGTCCATGAGCAGGTAGCGGATGTAGTCCGGGTCCGTTCTCCAATACTGCATGGTGCTGTACCCGGTCGGCTGGGTCTCTGCGTTCGGGAAGATGTCGATGGCCGCAGAGGGCGAGGTGTTCCCGAAGATCGTGATGCCTCCGTTCACGAAGTAGATGTATTGCTCACCCGCACCGAAGTTTCCGTTGCGATCCCGATCCCGATGGTGGATCGAGAAGGACATGGCCCGCTGCACAGGGTCGATGTCTACGAAAAAGTACCGGAGATCGTGAGTCGGAACCCCACCAGGCTCCCACGCCTTCAGGTAGGCTTCGATGACGCTGCGCTGGTACTCGACGTTGCAGGTTCCAGATCCAACGGCCGTGAGGTTGATTGCGGAGAGCGGGTTCCTCGTGGCCGAGAGCTGGAATTCCGAGGTTGTGAAGGCATTGCTCCAGATGATGAAATAGTCGGTCGCAAGCGCGAGCTGGGGCGTAGAAGTAGGCAGCACCGCGGCCGTGTCACACTTCAGGCGGACAGGGCCACTGCCAGTCGGGAAGCCATGGGGGGCGCCTGTGGTGATGCGCTCGTTGGCCGTGTTCACTGCCGCCGCATTCCAGGTGAAACTGGTGACCCCAGGGCGCCAATCGGACTCGACGACCGTGGCCCAGGAGTGCTGGTTTGCGTCGTAGGCCGTGTTTTCGTCGATCATGTTGTAGGCCATGCCGCTGAGAACAGAGTCGAGCCTCCGCGTGGCCCCCACACCGGACGCAGGAGGCGCAGGCCCGGCCGCGGCGTTCACGTAGGTGCGATACTGGGTCGGGAGGTACCCGGTGTTACCGCCGGCCGTGTTGATCTCGCAGGTCGCGTCGATGCAGTCGTCGTCCGCGTCGCACTCCTGGTTGTCGTTTCGGCCGCCGTCGCAGCGCCACGAGGGACCCCATTGGGTCTCGAAGATATCGCCGAAGCTGCGCTCTCCGGGGGCCGTGAAGGGGTCGCCGGACCCGCCGGTTGAGGGGAAGGTGGTCACACCGGAAGATGTCTGGGTAGGGACGAAATCTGTTCCTCCAGCAAACGTGACGCCAGCAACGAAGCAAAGGAGGATTGCGAGTGTCCTGTACCAGTTCACCTTTCGATCTCCCCGTAGATGAGGATGATTTCGCTGTCGGTGCAGCCGGCTGTGTTGGTCAGGGAAACATTGAGAAATCGGTCCACGGGGGCTCTCTGAAGGTCCACGACCAGGCGGGACGTGGCTGCGTTTATGGCAGTGGTGCTGCCCAGGGTGTGGAGGGTGTCGGCGTCAGGGCCGGTGGCGAAGGTGGCCGTGAGGTCTGCTGCGCAGCCGGCCACCAAGTTGCGCTCGAAAATGAGCAGGTCAGGGGACTTGGTGAGGCTCGCGGACATGGCCCTGAGGTCGTAGTCGTTGGCAGCCCCGGTGCCTGTGCCCGGAACGCAGTCGGCAGTCCCGTCACACAGGCAGATGGCTGCAACCTCAGCAACACGGCCCTGGTAACCGACGGCAGCGTTGGTCGCTCCGCCAGCGCCCAGGTCGCAGAGTGCGGCCCCCAGGGCGCCAGTGGGCAGGAGGAGGGCCCCGATGGCCCCGAGGATGGCGAGGCAGCGGGTCATGGGGTCTCCTTCGGTTAGACCATCGCTCCGGCGTCGTCGAAGAGGCTTTGGACAACGAGGACGTATCCGATGTCCATGATCTTGGCAACGGCTTCGCCGTTCTGAACGCAGAGGGTGACGCACAATTCCGTGTCAGGGATGAAGCCGGCTGCGTTGATGGGGCTTGCGGCGGTGACCTCGTTGTTGACCCAGACGTAGACGTTGCCGTTGGCGCCGTTGCCGGTGGGCTCGACCAGGAAGGCCAGCTTGATCCACTGGTTCGGGCCCATGAGACGGTCGGCCCGGTTGGCGGCTTGGGCTACGGCTTGGGTGCTCAGGGCGGTCCAGCCAGTGGGGCTCACGAGTTGGTCAACCAAGGCGCCCGCGGCGCCTCCTGCGTCGCCACTGACGAATTGAATCGCAGTGGCGGTGCCGTCCTGCTTGACGAATCCGATGAAGTCAGTGGCACCGTCGATCACGGTGGTGTCTGTGATGGCAAGCCCGACGAACCAATCGACCTGCTCCACGGTGTCGCGGTCGTTGTTCGCATCCCGAAGGCGAATCATGGTCTCGAAGTAGAGTGGGCGGTCGCCAGTGAGGAGCCATGTTTCACCAGCGGCGACCGCGGTGAGCTGAGCCTCCTGGGAGTCGTTGTCGAGCGCATCGCAGGTGAGGACCAGGGCTGAGGGAGACGTGTCTGCTGAGAGGGCCGAGGTTCCGGCTGCGCCGGTCTCCGTCACTGTCCAGTCGTTGGTGGCGTCGAAGTCGCTAGCCCGCAGGAAGTCGTTGTGGTAGACCTGGCAATCGCTGAGGAGTTGAAGTCCGACCGGAAGTCCTGCGTAGCGAGAGACCAAAGGGCCGCCGGAGTCTTGACTTCGTGCGTATTCGACGGGAGCGCGGAATCGGGCCATTGGTAGTGTCTCCTTTCATCCCCATTGACCTATGAGGGCTGGGGGCTACCGGGTGCCAACCGGCTTACTTGGAGTGGGCCCCGTGGCAGGTGGGGCCGTAGGCTCAGGTTGTGATCGCGGTGTCCTTCTGGTGGTCTACGAGGTACTGGAAGGCGCACCGTTAGAAGTTACTCCCCCAGTTCCCCCTCCATTCCGAGAACATCACCGAGCACCGGAAGGTCCCGTAGAACTTCATGTCGAAGGTGTCCGCGTCGCGGGCCCGGCTGAAGTTCACGTCCTCTCGCTCGTTCCACACGAGGGAGTTGCGGCCAGGCCGGTCGTGGACGGTCCAGTTGGTGGCGGAGGTGACGTAGGGGGAGACGAGGGGCTGAAGGCCGGAGCGGGTGGAGCGCACGGTGGACAGGTCGTTGTCGGCCGTGCCCGGTCGGAACTCGGTCTCCAGGAGGACGTAGAGGGCGTGCTCCAGGGCCGGCGCCACCACCACGTAGGCTTGCCCGAGGGACACGAACCGGCCCTCTTCGCTGTCGGTGGTCCTCTTGAGGGTCATGATGGATTCGAGGCCGGTGACCGAGAGGGCGACCGCAGGCGCGAGGACGTTCGAGACGGCGGTGGCCTCGGGGCGCAGGTTGGTGTGGGCCGCGTTCAGCAACGAGAGGCCGTCGAGGCCGGTGTAGGTGGCCCCAGCGAAGGCGTCGTTGCGCAGGTCCCACGCGAGCCGCTCCCGGTAGTCCCGGGCCGCGTCTCCGAGGTCGGCCGGCATCTTGTCGAGGATGTTCCACTGGTCGTCTTCCAGAGCCTCGTGCGTGGCCCGGAAGCCCTCGGCGTAGGTCTGGTGGGCGACCCGGCGCCGGACACCCTGCACGGGGTCGTCGAACGCGACCGGCGAGCCTTCGGGCTTGAGCTGGAAGCGGCCCAGGCCGGCTACCCGGATGCGGTCCTCGAACGCCTTGGTGGAGCGTCGGACCTCGAACAGGGTGGGGTAGAGCACGGGAATCTGGGTGAACTGCTTGAAGAAGATCATCTTGTCCCGCGTTTCGAGCAGCTCGGGGAAGTTGGATGTGAAGGTGGCCATGGCTCCCTCTCTGTTTCTGGCAGGCCCGACGCTACTACGCGCCGGTCTTGATCTCGAACACCGCGGAGACGCCAGCAGCCCCGGAAGTTCGGATGGGGCGGCCGAGTGCATCGAGGACATCGACGATGACGGCGACCACATCGGTTCCGTAGGCGCCCGCCGTGTATTCGATGCCCCAGCCGGCGTCGGGGGTCCCGTAGGTGCCGAAGGTGATCTGGTAGGGCTCCCCGATGTCGGTGATGGCCGGGGCGGCGCCTGCGCTGGCGCCTCCCGCCGCGTGGAAGTTGTTGGTGATGAAGAGGGTCCCCTGGTCGGCGGGCCAGTAGGCGATGGTGGCACCCGTGGCGTAGGGAGCCCCCGTGGCCGGGTTGTCCCAGAGCTGGCTGCCGGGGTCCGCGGCGGCGCTGGCCGCACCAGGCCCGAAGCAGGCGATCCCAACGCGGTTTCCCACGGTGTCCTGGTCTGCCAGGACCCACTGGGCTCCGGTGTCCGGCGGCTCCGTGAGGGTGCCTGCGTCCACGATGCCGACGGGCTCGCCGGTCTGGAAGGATTCGCCAGCTGTCATCCCAGCGTGCCGTACCTCGTAGGTACCGCCGAGGGGCGACTTGTAGGGCATGATGTCTCCGCGAGGCATGGTGGCTCTCCTCTACTCGATCGGAACGTCCGGGATCTGGTGGCTTTCGATCACGTCGTCGCCGTCACGGACCTGGAAGCCGTGGGACGAGTGGGCGAATCGGGTGTTGCGGCCGTGACCTGAGAGCATTTCCTCTGAGGTCATCTGGTCGATGAAAGAGCGTTCGGCAGCCCTGAGGCTGGCGATTCGCTCGGCCTCTTCGAGGCGGCGATTCTCGGTGAGCCTGGCTGCGGGGATCCGAAGGAGCACCACGTCCTGGTAGACCTCGGAGGTGTCCATGGGAGTGGGGGCGTTGTGGTCGGGGTCGATGGCCCCGGAACGCCAGGCCGGGCCGTCGGGGTCGGTGTCCCGGACGACCTCGTAACCGCGCTGGCGGTCGATCAGGTGGCGCCGGGGGTCTCGGGAGCCCCAGGCGTATTCGTAGCCGGGGATGGGGTTTCGGATGTTGAGGCCGGCCGCGTGGGCCCGGTGGGTGCCGAAGATTTCCTCGTTGGGGCTGGATTCCCAGGCGCGACCGGAGCCGTCAGGCTTCAGGGGGGTGAGCCAGCTTCGAGGGGAGCCCAGGCCGAGGGGTTTGGGGTCACTCATCGGGCGGCCTGCTGGGTGGTGGCATCGGGCTTGGGCTTCGTGGTGGCCTTGAGGAAGTCGCTCAAGGTGGTTCCGGCCGGGCCTCCGATGGCGTGGAACTTGGCGAACTCCTTGGGGTCGATCTGCTCGCCGGTGGCTGCGGCGACCTCGCGGCTGTAGAGGTCGAACCCAGGGATGTCCTTGGCGTTGGGGTCGCGGGTCTGGCGGCGCAGGCCCGAGGCCGGCAGGGTCGCCGAGATTCGGTCGGTGATGGACCTCATGGAAGCCTCCGAATCCTGCGCGACCTTGGCGTCGTGTGCGGCCTTCCGGGTGGTGAGGTCGGAGACCAGCTCACCCTTCACCATGTTGACGAGCCGGGTCACGGAGGCTTGGTCTGCGAGGACCTTGGGGTTGTTGCCTGTGAGGTCGCGAATGTGAGGGTCGAGGCGGGGCTTGATGACCTCGCGCCAGGTGTCGGGCCCGAACTCCTGGTCGATGTCGAAGGCCGCGTCGTCGAGGAGGTTACGGGACTGGGTGGCGAGGAGAGTCTGGAGGAGGTCAGACTGATCCTTGGTGAGGTCCTTGTAGGCCCCGGTGGCGATCTCCCGGATGAGCCCAGCCGGGTCCTCGGTGAACTTGGACACGAGGTCGGAAGCGTCCTGGCTGGCCTTCGGCTCAGGCTGGGCAGGCTCTTGGCGCTGGGATAGCTGCATGATGGCCTGGGAGACCTGCTGGGCGAATTGGGGGAACTGGGTGGCCAGCTGCGAGACCTGGGACTGGAGGGCTGCGAACTGCGCCGGGTCGATGGCCGCGCTGGCCCCGGGGCTCGTGGAGGGGGAGGCAGCGCCCGAAGCTGAGGGTGAGGGCTCAGCCGACGCGACGGGGGCGGGACCGCCTCCGAGGGCGGGCCCCGCGTCACCGAAGATGGGGTCTTCCGGCAAGGACGTGCCTCCTGTGATGGGATTCTACCCTGCTGGTGTGGGTGTCAAGGCCCACGTGGGGAGGGGCCCCCGGCCGGCTTACTCGCTCGCTTGGCCCCCGGAATCCGGGGCCATCCAGGGGTCCCCCTCGGGGACAGGCTGAGGCGGCTGGAGGGCCTGTTCGGCCTGGAGGTGGTAGTTCTCGAAGGCGCCCTTGACCACGAGGTCGAGCCACTGGGCTACGTGGGCGTGGAAGTCCCGAGCCTCACGGGGTTCATTGGAGTAGAGAACCGCCGCCCGCAGGTGGTAATCCTGCTCCGCCCTGAGGACCTCCAGGAGAGGTTCCCAGAGGTCCCTGGCCCGGAACAGATCCAGCACCAGCAGCAATTTCTCGCGCTGTGCCCATTGCACCGGCGAGTTGCTGCTGAGAGCCGGATTCGACGGCGTTTCGGAGCTGGCCTGTGAAGCGTTCGATGTCATCGACGTTGGCTCCTTCGAGGAAGCGTTCGTAGGCGGAGCGTTGGGCCTCGATGGCCTGGAGCCAGAGCTGGCCCATGGCAGGGGGGAACTGGTTGGAGGTGATGACCTGGGCGCCCTGGAGGACGAACGCCCAGAAGTCGCGGTTCATCTGGGAGACGACTACGGCTCGGCGCATTTCGGTGTCAGGATTGAGGGTCTCGGAGAGGGCTCGAACGTCGAACAGGTAGTGCTGGGGGATGGGCTCTGTGGGGAAGATCAGGTCGGAGATGTCCCGGGCGTCGCTGGGGCCGAAGATCCGTTCGAGGCTGCCGTCTGCGTTGGTTTCGTATTGCTGGGTGAGGATGGCCCAGCCTTGGCCCATGGCACTGACTTGCTCGCGCAGGAGGAGGGCCGTGGAGGCGGACATCTGGACTCCCTGCTCCAGCAGGGCGAGGGTCGAGGTAGCAGGGGAGGGATGGCCACCCTGGCGGGACTCACGGCCGAAGGCGGGGTCAGAGATGCCGGTGATTCGCTCGGCGAAGATGTTGGCGATGTTCATGAGGGCGATGTTGGGCTGGACGGAGGTGCCGATGTCCAGGGGCTTGAAGGAGTCGAGGTTCGGGGTGAAGAGGGGCCTGGACGGGTCGATGGGTGTGGTCTGCCAGCGGGGGTCTGAGGTTTGGGCCCAGATGGCGTTCGCACGGGTCTGGGAGTCGATGGCCTGGTTGTAGAGGGTGGTGAGGATGCGCTGGAGCATTTCGAGTTTCTTGGCGACCCCGGTGCCGTGGCCGCGGGCGCTGTCTTTGCGAAAAAAGCCATCGAAGAAGGGCTTGCCCGGGAGATGGTAGGGCTCAGCCACCAGGCGAAGGACCTTTTGGGTCTTGCGGTGGAGGTGGATGACGATGGGGATGGTGGGGGCCGTGGGGTCCGGGTCAGCAGGATCCTCGAATCCCATGGTGCGGAGGATGGGCCAGTCGATGTGGCATTCGCGAATGTCGTGCTCTTCGCCTAGAGGGGGCGAGAAACCTCTGGTTCTGGAGTCGAGGCGGTCTTTCAGGTCGGCCACGTCCTTGGAGGGCGCGTAGCTGCCAGTGTCTTGGAAGACTTCCTTGACCTGTTCGGAGAGCCAGGCGGGGTCTCGTATCGACATCTGGGAGAGTTGGGACTTGGAGTAGCGGTGCTCCCTGACGACAAGGGGGGCGTCGGCGATCCGGTAGCGCGTGTCCCAGAGGATCTGCTCGCGGGGGACGTGATCGTAGAGGACGCCGCGGGAGAACTCGACGACTTGGCGCTGGATGGGGACCCGGCCGTTCAGGCGAGCTGCCCCCTGGCCGAAGAACAGGGCGCGCTGGTCACGGCGGTAGTTGATGGCGAGGACGCTGGAGCCGATGACGAACAGCTCACTGAGCCAGTCGTAGACGGAGAGTTTGATGTTGGAGCCGTGGTTGACGGACCAGTTGGCGGCGCGTTCGACGTTTTTGGCCTTGGCCCTGAGGTCTTCGCGTTCGGTGGCGACAACCCACACCCGATCGCCAGCGCCGAACAGGGACGAGTAGGTGCGGCTGATGAGGGCGTCAGCCTGCTGGGCAATCAGGGGGACGACGACGTTGGCGGCCGCCGTGAAAGGGAAGATTCGTTCGCGACGGCGTGGGACGGCGTGGTACCACTGCCACCAAGCGGGGATGTCCACGGTGAGGAGGCTGTGGTATTCGGCTTCGAGGTCGTCGATCATGTCGGACAACTCGTGCCCGATCAGTTCGAGGTCATCGTTGGAGGGGCGGAGGATTGTGCCGGGGACCAGCATGGGCGCGTTACCTCGATAGGGCGCACCGGCCGCTGCCGGAGTAGTCGGTTTGGAGACACAGGCAACCCTGGGCGGGGCCGCAGTCTTGGGAGCTGAAGCAGATGAGACCCAGGTTGCAGTAGGCGCAGGGAGCCTTGGTGCTCCAGAGGACCACGATGGTGAGGACGAGGGCTGCGATGAGCAGGAACTTCACCGAGAGCCTCGGCGTCTGGCCTTGCGCTGCTCAGAGAGGGCAATGGCAATGGCCTGTTTGGGGTCGGTGACTTTGGGGCCTCGGCTGGAGCCGGAGTGGAGAGTCCCAGCTTTGAACTCGTGCATCACCTTTTTGATCTTGGCAGTGGACTGACGGCGAGAACGGGACTTGGCCATGGGGGCTCACTCCTCTTTGGAGAGAGGTTTCCTCTCTTGAGAGGTTTGTTGTGGTGGGACACAGGGTCTCTACTGTGGTTGGAGGTCACGAAGCCGGAGCCCGCCTGGCCTTGCCTGGGGTTTCGATGATGACTTCTGTGGTGACCGGGATGGTTTGGGGCGCGCTGGGATGGGGGTCTTGGGGTGAGATGGCCGGTCCGAGGTCTACGGTGTAAGGCTCCGGGCTGATGAGTCCGGTGAGCCGCTGGATGTCGGAGTCGTACCAGCAGAGGCGAATCCCTGCGGTGGGGGGCTGGCCCAGGATCGGACGACCAGCCGTGAGGAGCATGGCTTCGCACTGGCCGAGGGGCCCGGCGATCACGTAGGGGTCCAGGCCGCGGACACGGCGCCAGCCGGTGCCGTCGGTGGCTTGGCTGGGCGGGTCGTCGAGCAGTTGGCGGACGTGGTGGAGGGCGGTTTGGAAGTAGGTGAGGCCGGGGATGCCACCGTGGGCGAGCAGGTGGTTCAGGTGAGGGATCTGCTTGTAGATTGAGAGACCTCGCTGACCGCGCTGCGAGGGAACATCCGGGAGGCCGGCGGGCTTGAGGTACGGGATGGGGGACATGATGGTCTCCTTGGGGCCTTGGGGTTCAGGCTATGCGAATCGGCGGCGTAGGTCAATCACCCCACCTTGGGGGACCTGGACCCGAGAGGTGGAGGCGATTTCAGGGACGATCAGGTCGCGCTCCTCGTGGTAGTGCCGGGGGAAGCCGGGGAGGGACCGGGCCTCTTCGTGGAGGAGGAGGGCGGCTTCGCTGGATTCGTCGAGGTCTTCGAGCTGGCGGAGGATGGACTGCCAGCGGCGCCAGGTTTGGAGGGTCATGCGCCAAGCGATATGGGCCATCAGAGGCAGTCCTCGCATTCCTGCTGCTCTGCGGCGGCCTTCCTATCCCACATGCTAGTACCCTGTCACCGGGTCACGCCCCCGGTCCACTTGATGTTGAAGTTTTCGATGGAG